GGTGAGGTATTACCCATGATGATGGAACTTGATGCATTGGGTGCTACAGCCATGACATGACTACAACGCTTCATTACACCCATAGTAGCAGCATCTGGACACGGACCACGTACTAGAGCTAGTTTTTCATTTGCAGCATCTAGTTGTGTTCTGATGTGTTTAAACATACGCATGTTTGTACTTTTAGCCAATGCACCCTCAAATACAATATTGTTCTTTTGTAAATAAGCATGATAACCCAAAGCACCGACACCTACACTTCGCTCTTGTATTGCACTGAATCTAGCTCTCGCAATTTCATCAGGAGCATTTTGAATAAAGTACTCAATAACATTGTCAAGCATTTCCAGTACATCAGGAATAAATTGTTCGTCAGTTTTCCAAGTATCAAAGTATTCTAAGTTTAATGAACTCAAGCAACAAACTGCAGTACGCTCTGCCGATGTAGCTAGTGAAATTTCACTGCACAAATTTGAACCATGATTCTTCAATCCTAGTTTCTTTTGGTATTCAGGTAAACCTTCGTTTGCACGATCAATGAACCACAAGTAAGGCTCACCAGTTTGCATACGTAACTCAAGTAATTTCATCCACAGTGCTTTAGCAGAAACAACTTCAGTTACTTTACCGCTATGTGGTTGTACAAGTTCCCAAGTATCATCTGCAGTAGGATCAATCATACAGCGTTCGATAATTTGCATAAACTTATCACTGATGTTTACACCGTGATTCAAATTCAATGTACGCATGTTTTGGTCACCAGTTGGTTTACGCATTTCTAAGAACTGAGTAATATCTGGATGACTAATATCCAAATAAGCAGCATATGAACCTCTGCGAGTTGTACCTTGCTTATAAGCCAAGCTGGACGCATCATATACTTTTAAGTGCGGCATCACACCTGCAGACTTATCATCGCAACCACGAATACCTACGTGTACACCTACACCACCACCCATCATTGATAACCAGTTGGTTTCAGATAAGTTATTGACCAAACCTTCAGATGTATCATCTAGAAAATTTAGATAACAGCTAATTGGTAAACCACGTTTATTTCTACCAAAAGATAGAATTGGAGTTGAATAGGATAACCAATGTTTTGATGCATAGCCATATAGACGTTGAGCATGTGCTTCATCGGTTGCGAAAGATTCTGATACAAAAGCGAATCTATCTTGAGGTGATTGTTCATCCTCTCGCATGTACGATTCTTTTAATCGTTTCAAACCAAGTTCATCGAACAATGAATCTCTGGTGTAATCTTTCTTAATTTGCATTTAGTCTTCCTCTGTTGTTGTCGCATATTTATCTCTAGATTCTAACAGTGCTTGAGCATCTTCTGTTTCATATCTAGCACGATAAAGGTCTTCTGTTAATTTACTTCCACTGGCTTTATCAATCGCTGGTCTACTTGCGTATCCACTTTTGATCCAAGCACTATCTAACCGTTCCTCACCAACCCAACGACTGCATACAACAATTTGATTAAATCTGTTTCTGTGCTGTAAACCATCTTGTCGTTGATATGGTCGAGCTACGTTCATTCCTAGCGAATAAAGGAAATCCTTAAATTCTTCATCCCTGTATTCAAATTCACTGCTGTAATTGGGCATTACCTTTACGATCTCTGATTCAGAAATAATACATAATGCTACAATTGCATTGGGTCGAGTTGTGTTTTTATTCATTGTTACTACCTTTCAGAATAAACGAGAGTCCTATTATATCACTGCTTATTAGTTAAATCAAGGTTATCTTGATCGTCTTCTTTTTTATTATGCAACTGGCGATGTTCATACAGCATCTTAATTGCAACAGCATACATTGTTACAACAATAGCTACTACTATCAATAAACTAATTACTTGAAAAGTTATCATTTGTTATCCTTTTGTTTAAGTTCAGGGTCCAGCATAAATTCCAACAAGAACATTGCATTGACAGCTACAGCAGCGAGATGAGGCATGTCCGGTACGCTACTGTCACGATCATACACTTCGCCTTTTCTATGCGCCTCTAAGTGCCTGTAAAGAGCATCTAGATATCGCTGTTCTGCACCTTCAACTTTCTTCCAGTTATTACGCTCTTTGTACTTCTTTAGACCAACTGTAAGATTCTTAGCAATTTGTTCTAAAGCATATGGTGGAATTAAGCTGTATTGTAACTTGTCTTGATCATATTTAGTACCTATAGGTTGGTTTTCATGCATTGTAATAGTAGTCGTAGGTTTCCAATCTTGCATTTGCTGTGTATCCGATCGTAAGTCTACTACTGATGCTGGTATAAAAAATACATCAATATCTGAACAGTTCATAATTAGGTTTGCCTCCCTGCAACCTTTGCTATCATTGCGAAATGCACAATGATCACATCCATGAGTACCAAGCCGATCCAATACAGGTGTATATTCCTTACCAATAACTGTAATATTTTGTAAACTCATGTTCAATCCTCCTTAAAACCATTCAGTAGTAAATCTGCAGGGATGCAATTGCTAAGGTCATTACTCTCAAATCCAACAGGTTTCATTACTTTGTCTTTCAAGTTCTTAATTACAAACATGTCATAATCAGAATTATACTCAACAGTAACTTGTGTTCCGTCTTGTTCATATTTTTGTGCAGTTTCAATAGCAATGCGTTCATCAGAAGGATATTTGGTGAGATTATTGTATCCTGTATCTCGCATAGCTTTATTCATGTCTACACCTAGATGTTCTAGCTTTTGTACTAAACCTAAAGCAGTCACCATTACATCTACTACACCATCTACGACTTCTTTTACATTATTGCGATCAATGCCTTTTTCTTTAATCTCTTTAGTTTCCTCTAAGATTAAGTTATATTGAAACTCAATATCTTTTAAAGTACAAAGTTTATCTTTACCTGCAATTTCATTGAATGCATAACAGTCAATTTGAAAATCTGAAATATTATAGTCGTAAATCATAGGTCGCCTTTCTTTGCGTTTTTAATATAGTTAAGTTCATAAAGCGCATCATCTACTGCATCTTTTAGATATACTAAAAGAAACAATGGAAGAATTAGCAACCATACAACATACACAATAAACTTCATATTGTGATCAATACACCATTTTACCCAAGGTTTAAACATAGCACTCCTTTGCTAAGAAAAATCCCCGGCTGTTAACCGGGGTGTGAACTCAAATTGTAAGGTGCTAGTATAGCACAAGTTGGTTACATCAGCAAGCTTTTACGCTTTTCTTTTGTAGTTTTCGGTGTTCTATGCCGATGTACAGCACCACATTCATTACAACGCATTTCATCAAAGACATTCAGTGCTGTTTCTGTTGTACGACCTATAGCTTCAACTTCTGAACTACCGCATACACGACAACGAATTAAATCATCATTAAAATACAAAGCTGCATTGAAGTCAGAACCTGCACGACCTAGTTGACGAGTGCGTAGATATACATCATACAACAAATCAACGTCTTGTAGGCAGTATTCCACCATCTGTTCCATCGCTTCTTCATCACCTTCTTGTACTCTACGCCAGAGTGAAATACCACTAGTGCTGATCTTACGACCTAGACCAAAGAATTCACCAATTGCATCCAAACGGTTGCTAGGTAACTTCAAGTATTTCTTTACCAGTTGTAGTGTATCTAGTACTTTAACTTGTGGTAGTGGAGGAAAACCATTATAAATTGCTCGTGTCTGTACAACTTTGTGATCGAAACCTTGTGAGTTATGAGCGAGTACAGCATCAGCTTCTTCGTACAGTTCAAATAGCTTTGCAACAATTCTGGAATCATCTTTATTTAGTACTTCGTCTTGTGTAAGATGAATACTTTCTGTAGTATTGCTACCTAACCAGCGCCAGCAAGCGCACAGTAACCAACCACCGTTATCTAAGATGTTATCTTGTGACAGGTTAACTTTGAATCGACCAAATGTAAGTGCAGTAGCTGCTGCAGTTTCAGTATCAAATACTAAAATCTTTGGACCTTCTTTTTGTTTAAATGCTACGTTATCTGGATTGTAGAAAGGTTTAGGATTAGCAATCCAACGATTCCAAATATCATTAACTGTAGATTTACCGATACCTAGTTCTTGTGCAACTTGTCGGCTACTCATACCTGCACCTGTCATCCTTACGACTTTCTCTACGATATCCATTGTATGCTTCATTCTAAGTTTCCTTCCGTTACAGTTGCGTCATGTTTGTAAATCCAGTTGAGAGCATTGAATGTACCACCTTCTCTAGTCCAGTAAGCTTTGTCATCAATGAATCTTACTTCAAATTCTTCTCCGATACGTTTACTGTACCAAAGAAGAGCATCGCTGCAGTCTATTACTTTAATTTTCATCTCGTTCCTTTACTTCCTGTATCAAAGCACGAATTGTATCATAACTGTACTCTCGTGTCAATACTGCTCGTTGAAATAACTTTTTGCGTTCGCTAGCATTTTTACCTTTAGTTTGACCTAAAGCTACAATTACCGTATCTTTACTTGATTCTTTTAGTTTATTAAATTCTGTATTAATCTTGCGTATCCAACCATTATGACGGTATCTACCATTAGGTTTCTTCTCAAGGTAATCAGCGCATTCTCTAAGTAGTGTAGGTAAATCATTAGGATACCACCAAGCGATTAGTCTTGTATAAGCATTTTCAGCTTTACCTGCAAAAGCATTAACTTGACGATGTAATACTCCACGAACAAACTGCGTTTCATCATGAGCATGATCAAGTACGTGTTGTTTAGCTGGAATTTCTAAACCAGTTACAGCGCATTTATTATCTTGCTCTTTAGTTAGTAGTTCACGTACTTTCTTCACATCTGCTGTATTGTACAGGTCAATCGTCATTTGCATTTAACCTACGTTCTAATCGGTCAATGATATCATCCATTTCACCAATTACAGATTCCAACTTGTAGATTTCATCAGCAGCTTCTTCAAGTAAATCAGCAATACGATCTGGTTTACCTTCTTGTACTGATTTACGAGTTTGAATATTCCTGCGGATTTCTGCACGTTTTCTCAAACGATAAACTAGTGATTCTTCTGGTTTTTTTAGTTTGATTTTAATCATAAGGATTGACCCCTCTTTCCATTGCAAATTGCATAAAGCTGCTAACGTCATCCCAACTGCGTTTCATGTATGCACAACTCCAGTATAACTGCAGCATGTCAAACCAATCCGCTTCTTCATGCAGAACACCATGACAATCAGTATAACTGAAACTTTCAGGATATAGGCGTTTAAACTCAGAGATAATTACTTTCAGAATCTCTTGCTCTGTTGTACAACCTTCTAGTGCTTTCATTGCTTTAGCCGGACCATAACTTACCTTAGATAGCTCGTAAGGTTTATAAGTATCTGCTAAGTCACCAGATAAAACTTGCAATGCTAAAAACATCAACCCATCACCCTTGATTGTAGTTACTGTTGTTTTCTTAACTTTACGCAAGTGTCCAAGTGTTGGTATCAGATGAACTTTAGGATCATCATCAGTCCAGTTATAAAGCGAAATTCCTTGACACTGGTAGCTGTCCTTGTCTACGCTTGCTAACACGGCTTCTTGACCGTTTTGAAGGCATTCGTAAGCACGTATGGTGACCACATCATCTACTTCCATTCCATTATCAACAACCTTTGTTTTGTACTTGCGTCTTAGATGGTTTCTCACTGCAGTTAAGTGCGTGGGCTTTATGTTGTCATCTCTATTGTTTTTATACGGTGATGGTAAAGGTAACTTGTGTCTGAACGTTTCTCCACCACCAATGTAGATTTCTACATCATCACACCAAGTGTTTTCAAGTAATGCACTGATACTTTTATTGACTGTACCAATTGCAATTGAAATGTCCATAGGATGTTGATGATCGGTAATCTCATAAGCTTCAGGTTTAAATTCAATGTTCTTAGCTTGTAGAAACTTCTTAAGTTCAGTCCTAGTTTTAAACTCTTTTTCATTTCCTGATTTTAAGTGCTTTGCAATGATTGAACGAGTTTCAGCAGCAGCAGCATGTTTGTATGCTACTAAGTCACCATCTACAATAAGTAATCTATTACTCATGGCTCTCCTTAAAGAAAAACCCCAAGGGTATTAGCCTCGGGGTAAAATATTAGCTTCGGCTAATGTCGATAGCTTTCAGAATTTCATCTGATTTAGCTTTTAGTTCATCAACCTTATTTTTAACGATTGCTTTTGCTACTGCACTAACAATTGCTGGATCAAGACCTGATTCTTTAGCTTCATCTTTGATTTCCTTAGCTTCTTCAGCTAGTGACTGCTCTTCGGTATAAATACGAACTAGTTTTGCGATTGCTTCTTTCTGATTCATATTAATCCTTTCGAGTAAAAACTGCTTTGCTGAAAACTGTCAAGTTCAATAGAACTACCGCTGCCCACTGATAGAAACCAAATGGAATTGCTAGGATCGGGAACAGTGTGTTCAATGACCAGATAATAGCAAGAGGTCCGAAAATGAGTAATAGTACAGCAAAAGTAAGTAACGCTACAATTGCAATAATGTCCTTAGTTTGTTTTGTCATGATAATTTATTCCTCTATGTTAAATTCAAAAATGTCTATGTAATGTCAGATGGCAACTACCACAAAGCCAAGTAACACATAGAAACATGTCTTCTGAATATGATGAATGATGCGCGTGTGGTTTACAAAGTTTACCACAAAATTCACAAACATTCGGTCTAAACAATTTTCTATCTCTAACAGCATTATTAACTGCCGAGTTAGCTCTCTTCTTGTTAGGGAAAAGTTTATCTCTTTCTAATTGATAAGAACTTCTTCGCTCTTTGTCTGGTTTCTTGAGATATTTTTGTTTATCATACTGTACGTAATATTCGATATTTGACCTTCGATTTTTACGAACATCTTTCTTACTGCATTCTTTACACTTATTTAAGTGACCATCCAACATTCTCGGATGTTTATAAAATGCAGAGAGTTCTTTATTCTCTCCGCACTTAAAACAACATTTGTGTTTTCCTGACATTTAGAAAGGAACTTCCCCATCATCTTCATCGGCAGGTGTCTCAACCTTAGCACGAGCTTTTGGTTTAACTTCTGCTTTAACTTCAGTTTTAGCTTTTGGAGCTTCTGCTTCAGGCTCATCATCGAATTCGCTTCCGGGTTCGTATTCTGGACCTGATTCAGCTACATATTCGATCATTTCAGTGACTAGAACGTTCTTTAGATACAACGATGCCGTACCATTAGTGCGCTCAAACTTGTCAATACTGATTGAACCGTAAGAACCATTCGCAGGTAGTTTGCTGTTAGTAACGTCAACTAGTGCTTTACCGACTTTCTCAAAGACCTTTGGCTTGTACAAGTCAGGAACAGGCTTACCAGTTTTACCTAGTTCTGTACTCTTGCGCAAAGTTACAACCCAAATATTCTTACCTGCATCTTCTGGAGGTGCTACTTTGTAGATACCTTCAAATTCAGTAGTCTTTACTTTCTTGACGGATGTTTGGGCATCAATACCTTTGGCAAACTCTTCGTACTCATCTACTACATCTTCATCTGTAATAGCTACTGAAGCTTTCCATTCATCTGGCTTTGCTGGCTCTCCGGGTTTAACATAAGCTTTTTGAGGCTTGTTTAGTGACACATAGAGAAGCATACCTGTTAGTTTTTGCATAATATTTCCTTTCGACTATTAATAAAAGACTCTACTTGTAACGGAAGTAGTAACCGAAGTGCAATTATAGCAAATTGCAAATGCTGTGTCAATAGTTTATTGACTTTATTTGGTGGGTCAGACTGGACTTGAACCAGCACTATCTCGATTATGAGTCGAGGGCTTCACCTTTAAGCTACTGACCCTTATGTATCATAAACAATACCTAAGATAACATTAGATATCATTTATGATGCTTTTTCTTTTTAAATACAGTGATAGTTTTCTCTACAGGTTGTACCTCATAGAACTCATCATAGGTGGAACCATTGTAAGAAGCATACCAACCATCGAATTTAATGAATACAACTTGCATACCATCACTGAACGAATATACAGACCAGTAATCAGAACCTTGATCTTCACCACCGTAACGATCTACTTCTTTAAACGTAATCTTTTCATCTTTCAGTAGCTTGCGAAAAGCTTTTACTTCTGTATATTCCCAATCGTACTCTTTATCACCAATCTCGCAATTGAAAAACTCTCTGAGTACATCACTATCAGCTTCTGCAAGTAAAGCTACAATTTTATCATTAAGCATGTCATTTCCTTTCAAGGGTTATAAGCATTAAACACTGTACAAGTAATTTCTTTTGGTTTTACAAAGTAGAAGTTACTGTACTCATTACCATTATACGATGAATATTGGCAATTGATCTGAACGTAACCAACAATTTCTTTATCTTCAAGTACAGCAAATACAGTATACACTGGATATTCGCTCAAGTCGTACTGATCAACAAGATTGTTAGTTGCACTTTGATTGTACAGTGAATTATCAAAAGTTGCTGAATCGTATTTAACGCTCAGATTAACTTCACGAAGTTCATCGTTAATTGAATGAACGATATCGTGTGGTTGATGCCCATTTAGTTGTTCAGTAATTTCATTTTCATGGTGTCTGATATACTTTTGAAACGCATTGTGAAAACGCTTATTCCAAGGTAGTGCATTTTGAAGTTGCTTGATCTTCTCTGCAGCTTCTTTTTGAATCTGAGCGATCTGCTGCTCTACTGTCAGTTCTACTACAGCTTTAGTTCGTGCCATGTTCTAGTTCCTTTCTGATGTTGTCAAACTTCATTGTATCACACAAATTGAAGATTTCAGGATAATTATCTATCGCAAAATCTCTAAACCAACCACTGCACAATGTAGTGCATACTTTATCAAGTGCTTTTAAGTACGCATGTCGTGGTGCATAATTCCAGTTGCTTGGTACAAGAAAACGCTCAATTGCAATGACTTGTGCTTCTTCAGCTACGCATTTGATTTTATCATCTTTTGATAGCTTATCCCACAAATCTTTGTCACACCATGCGCTACTTGCGTTGCGTTGAAGCTGAGTATACAACGGTTTGTCGTGATATGCAACAAGTTCGTGCAAATAATCATGATTGTATTTCTTCTCAACGTAATCATCAAAGAACTCATCTACTGTTTTCTTCAAGCTAGGATGACCTTGTGGGTAAGCGGTCATAGTTAAAGCTGTGCGGTTTCGTAATACACGTTCATCAAACGCAGTAAATGCAGGACGATACCTTGCAAGATGCTTATGATAATGTGTAATGTGCTTTTGAAAGCTTAGATCACGCCACAGGTGACTGCGTTTGATAATCGCTAGTCCAATCGGATTAACGATGTATACACGTTGACCTGCAATCTCAATGAACTGCTCAGATGCATATCGTTCCATATCATAGTTACCTACCGTATTGAAATCATGCAATTCAATGCGCTTAGTTGCATCTTCAATTCCATGCAAACTAATAATGTCCCAATCAGTAGTAGGTTTGCACTTGAAGCTATCACTCCAGTATTCCAATGCACGAGAACCAATCAGTAGGTTTTTCATATTACTCCTTAGTTATAGTTCAGTATATTCCGTATCTTAGTTCCTCGTCATGCTTTAGCTCACATGCGTCATAAAACCCAAATAGTAAACCCCGGACGTTTACCCAACCTGAAATATACTGAACTATAACCTCTGGTCCCTAAACCAGCATTATAGTGTCTTGTTACACCCGGACGACAATCCTTGGGCCTTTGAAATCCGCAGTGTACCACGCCATCAGTACATCTGTTTTTAATGACGGGGCTTACACCCGCCTCGCTTGAAGTGTGCCGCTAACTCTAGGGATATGAGCAACAGGCATAAGCGGGACTAAATTCTGGTGCGAGTGGAGGGATTCGAACCCCCGACCAATGGTGTAGAAGACCAGTGCTCTATCCAACTGAGCTACACTCGCTTAACCTCAATTATACATCAGTTTTCAACTCCAAGTCAACATTTCGCAAAATATTTTCTTTGATGTTTAACCTAGCCAGTTCGTTCAGATCAGATTGTGGCATAGACATGCTAGATCGTAGCATACCGTCTGCATCAAACTGCTGTAACGTCTGGTACTCTTTATTATACTCGTATTTGTACTTCATGATCCACCTGCATCGTAATATTTCATCAAATAATTGTACACTGTTCTTGGTGCTACAGCAAAAATAACTTCAGGAGTATCATCGCAAAAAGCTTTGTTGGGTGATTTCCACCAGTTATCAACAAGTTTTTTACCAACTAGTGCAGTTAGCAAAGCATCACAGCGTTTGCGAAGCATCTCAGATTCATTTGTCATAATTCCAACCTCCAACATCGTGTGTTTTAAACGTAGCTCTTGAAATGCTAATTACATGCTCAGGTAGAACTTTAGATGTACCAGCAAACCATTCATCTTCAAAGCAGCATTGCATCTGTGCTACATCGTGCTCATAAATTGCTTGGTATACCCACCAAGGTAGTGCTCCCCAACTCATGTTCAATCCTTTCTTAGTGAACTTCTTTCCAGTTCTTACCAACTTTACCCTCACCGACTAGTGGCACTTTAATTTTCAGTAGTGTACCAGCTTTAGAAATAGCCCTCTCAATCATTTGCGATACTTCTTTAGCTACTTCCTCTTGGCATTCGTACTCAAGCTCGTCATGAAAGTATCCAATCCTTCGGACAATACAGCCTTTATACAAATAGTGGGGTCTGCGTTTTTCATCAAAGTTTAAACCACCAAGCCAAACATCCATAAAGCAACCCGCATAATCCATTGAGATACCACCACAACTTTGAAAGATAGTGTTAAGCAATGCAGACTTCTTCCGAGTAAGTAAAATTCTACCATCAATTGCTGGCAAATATTTCTTCTTACCTGCAGACTCCCAGTATTTCTCTAAACTTTTCTTAAGCTCGGCAGTACCGGGATTAGCTTCCCAGAACGCTTCTAAGGCCTCTTTACCGTACTGTTCAGGAATTCCAAGGGTAGAGGCTACCTTTGGTGCTGCAGCGCCGTATAGAATCGCATAGAAGCCGTTCTTTGATTTATTACGATAGGGTTTCCACTTCGGATTCTCCTTATCGAAATCAGGTGCATTATAGATGGCTGCAACCTCTTCGTAAATACTGCCATAGAAAGCATTAGCATTCTTAGAGTGTACATCGCCCTTGAGCAATTCGTCAGCAGTTGCACCATCGTCATACTTATATGTATAGTGACCTTGTACTCGACCTTCCAATGCAGCAGCATCACCAGCAGCAATTAGGTAGCCATCTTCTGCAATCCACAATTCACGGAATTCATAGCCTAATAGAACTTTAGGGTCAGCTTTGGGTACGTTCACAACAACTTTATGCTTTTGACGGTGTGTTGCAGCAATACCAGTACGACCTGCACCAATACGACCATCATAGATGATGCGCTCGTTCTCAAGCCAACCCGTAAGTACTGAGAGTCTATTACGAAGTGATAACCACTTAACTACATCCTTTACTAATTCGCCATCAAGTTTTTCTAGATTTGGACACAGCTTGCCAGTCTCCTGAATTTTAGGTGACGTTGGAATTAGCTGCCTTGTAACAGGGTCACGCACAGGTTTACCATCTGGACCTTTCTTGTAGTTAAATAGTGTAGGTTTCCACCCTTGCTCTAAAAACCAATCTTTCATCTGATCCTGATTCGCCATTTCCATTGGCAGCTTAACATCTAGAATCTTATCAGGCTCAACCTTAACTTCTTTGTCATAGAACATCCACAGATCATCGCCAATATGGATAGCTTTGTGCTTCTTTGCGAACTTCTCCCACGTAGTAGAATACTCACCATCTTTACGGTAGGGTTTAGCTGGCATCTTGTATTCCTTTTCTTCAGTCTTTTTAAGACCTCGCGGTGGCAACTGCGGCTCTACTCGCTGACGGATATCTTCCATCATACCTTCGATTCTAATCTTCAGCTTACCTGCAGCGTCAACGTCAAACTTCCAGCCTGAAAGCTCTTGACAACTCATAAGGTAAAAGCTCTTCTGACCAGATTTAAAGTGCCGAGGCCATTCAGAATTGTCCCATGACCCATACACATCAACCCATTCAGTGATAAGTGACTTAAATACCATCTTGCCAATAAGTGTATCTCGTTCACAGTACTTATCCATGATTTGATTATATTGCATGAATTCTGCACCATCAGGAGCATCTGCAGCAATAGCACCTGCACTAATCATCTCTTTTCTAAAGTCAATTTTAGGCATGTCAAACTTATTACCCCAATACTCAATCGAGTGACGCTCACGGTCAGGGTTAAGGTACATAGACATATAATATGTATCTGCAAAGTTTACAGGCATACCTTCCAATGTGTCTGGACCTACAGAGTATTCAATGCCCATTACGAACATCATCACAAAGATATCATACCCAAGACCGTTGTGGAAGCACACATTAGGTGTGTCGTACTTTTCAACCCATGCAGCAAATTTAGCTTTAGCATCTGTATCTCTGAACGGGTGCAACTTCAGCTTTTCATTACTGTCAAGGTCTTCAAGGCACATCACCCACACATTGTTAGCCTGAAAGATAAAACCATCTGCTTCAATGTCAATAGAAAAACCGTTATATTTCATAGTACTCCTTTACAGTTGACACATTATAGCATCTTTCTTCACTTTTCCAAATAAATCCACGATAAGATTTCTTATACCCGTTACAAACACTGTAGATAGCTTTGTCATGCCAATCTGGATGTGCAAGCATAATTTCACGAATAGAATTCCACTCTTGTATTAGTTCACCTGAAATCTTACAATATTGGTAGAACTTAAGTATAGACTTAGCCTCTGCAACTTTCTCTGCCATTATTGCTTTTTTAGCTTCATCTTTCCACAGCAGTTTGGAATTTTCAGATAACTTTGCTTTCCATTCAGGCGACTTCATCCAGTCATACATGCCATCTTTGAATTGCTGAGACTTAATTTCTGACATTCTAGACTTCTGTTCTTCGCTCCACTTGTTGTCATAATTTGGATTACCTTCACCCGAATTTATTTCTGAAAGTAAACGCCTAGTTTCATCGTGTACGAAACTTGCCGTTGAACTATCCCTGCGAAGATTATAGCCAGAGTCTCTTTCACAAGACCTGTAAAAATCCATCCAATAAAGTTCACGATCTTTTAATATTTGTTCATCAATCTCAGGTAAAACTTCAAGAATTATAAACTCGAAGTTATCTAGTCCGTATTTTTGAACTGCACTGTGCAAGTATCTGTTTGTCTTTTTCTTATCTCGTTCTGCTTTTATAAGTACTGCCCTGTGTGCTGAAAATCTGTGTTCAATATTGATTGATTTACCGATGTACTTTTTATCATTGATCTTATTCCTGATACAGTATATTCCAATAGTCATTTCACTCTCCTAAACCTATATTGTATCATGGTTGTACCCAAATGTCAAGGGTAAAAGAGGGCCGAAGCCCCCTTGTTAAAATCCTGAGTTGTTCTCTGCAAGCCAATCATCTAAGTTATGCAAAGTATGAGTGTCGTTATCATAGTAGACATTACCAGCAGGGCCAGTTAATCCACAGATACGATTTTTACTGAGTACAACTTTGGTTGTATTACGTTCAACAGGGTCTTCTGCGTACTTATTTCGACTTAACAAAATGTTAGCTGAAGCTGATTTAATGATAGTAGAACTACCTTGAATTTCCTCTTCAGTGAATGCACCACCTTGTGAAGAATTCTGTACACCAGAAGCTGACTTACGAACGTGATTAATGAAGATCAGCGTTACGTTGTGGCTCTTGATGATACCTTTGGACCACTTCATGAACAACGCTTGGTCTTCATTGGACAAACCGTCAAGAATATCCTGCAAGGGGTCCAGCACAATGATTCTACAACCGCATGATACCACAAGCTCTTCTACTGTATCTTGAATCTCTTCGATTGTACCATCACGGTTATCGAGCAGATAGAAACGATGTTGACCATCGGCATTGTAGAAAAGCTCATTTGCTTTTTCACGTACTTTGTCGGACTCTAACAGGTCTTTCTTGGCTTCATCATCTTGAATCAACGAAATCTTACGACTCAAGTGCCTTCCTAGTAGTGTCTCACCGTATTGACCTGAATCTAACTCCATTGAAACAATACCGATTTTGTGCGGTGAATTGAAAATCCAATGATAAATCATTCCATTAACAAACGATGTTTTACCTAGACCTGTACCTGCAGCAACGTTAATGATGTGACCCAATGGTAAACCACCTACAAGCATTTCATTCAGAGTGTTCATGAATGGTGGAAACGGTACTTTTGGTACTGTAGCTTGCTCTAGGATTTTACTATACAAATCACCACTACCCAATACACCAACAGGAGTATAACGCTTTGCATCATAGAAATTGCGAATAAATTCATCTTGCTTACCTTCTTCAAGATAAGTGTTAGGGTCTTTATATCGCATGTGCATAATCTTAACTTTACCTTTTGGCAAAGCCTTGACTACATCTTCTGTTGCTTCTTTACCAGCTTTGTCATTATCATAACAAACAATGATGTTATCAAAACTATCAAAGAAACGATACTGCGCTGCGATTTGTTTATGTGAGTTAGCACCTGTAGTTGGTGATACTACAGCCATTTCATAATCACCATTGCGACTTTTATTGTAATCAGCAAACATCTGATATGCAGATAGTGCATCAAGCTCACCTTCAGTGATCAGAATGTACTTGCCGCCACGGTTAAACTTAAACTGCATGAACAATTCACAGTCAGCACCTGTTCGACCTTTGGAATAAAAATTCTTTGGTACTTCACGGATTTTATATCCTACGATTTGACCGTCTTGTGTGGTTGGGTAATACTGCTCTTCAACTTCACCGTCATCATCATACGCATACCGTACACCAAAAGGTTTTGTAGTTTCATCTTTTAATCCACGGAAACCCTTACCAGCTACACCAGTTACGGATTTAATCTCTGCATTTTCATCTGGTGTCATTGCAGGTTTACCACTTGGTTTAACTTCCATACTCTTTTCTTCCTTTGCTGTTGATCTTACTTTGGTTGTCTTCTTAGGGTTTAACTCCTTGAATTCACTAGACGGTACTGTATGTTCACAGACAAAGCAATGTGAAGAGCCACCTTCGTATACTGCCTTACCATCTGAGCTACCGCACTTATCGCAATTTGTATGCTTGATGAATGCTGCCATTTTACTCCTTATTCATTTTTCAGTAACCAAGAATTTGAGATTGACTTAAAGCTACGATCATGCACAGTATTGCTCTTGAATACAACACCTTCACGATTGCTACCATTTAGCAAAGATTTACCTTCTGCAAAATCCAAGATAGACTGAATACTTTGTTCTTTAATATCAGTAGATTCTGCAATAATTGGTACATGTTTCAAACCAATACGTTCACACGCTGCTTTAAGCTGCACAGGCAAAATGTATTGCCCCGTATGAGTATTGTACATGTCGTACACATAGAAGTCAAGCTGTGTTTTGTACTGATTACCTTGGATGCCTTCACCAATCATTTCACCTTGAATAGCCATGCCCTTCATAAAATTGCGGCGCATAACATCTTCAATCTGAAACTTACGTGCTACTTTCCAGAATGAATTTGCTTCGTCTTCTTTCAGATCAAGATTGCGTGAGCATACGTGAAATACGTCTTCATCGTCAAGATAGAAAGTGCAAGATGAACCATCAAGTTTTTCTGTAATAGACCAAGTGTCAAGCATGAGTTCATCGAACTGTTTACTTAAGTTTTGAATACGCTCTTGATCAGTCTTTGGTACTAACGAAGGAAAATTGCCTCGTGCCATACCAGCGAGTTGAGCATTCATTGGGCGTTCCCACTTTAGGATGCCAAGATGTTCTGTAAGGTCCAATCCTTCCGCAACAAGATGACCAGCACCTTTGATTGTATCCTCTGGAATCGGCAGCAACAAACCTTGTGAGAGTTGACCACGTAGTTTTACTGTACGTAGACGTTCACCTTTTACACCTTCAAATTCCCTTGGCTCTTTGCCTTTGGATAGGAATGGTGCTAATTCTGTTGGAATCCATGCATCAATTTCTACGTAACAAGCGAGTGAATCAACTTGAAATTCACCCTTCTTAACTACCACTTTCCAACCATCGACTACAGCTACTTCAATAGCGTCTGCACCTTCGATTGGTTCAATAGCTGCAATCTTACGAATCGTTGCTAATTTTCGTTCTGTCATAACTTCTCCTTTTCTGTTATTTGAAATATCTAACTCTAGATAAATAAAGCTGATGAACTTCAGGTTCTAGATCACAGTGGAAATAAATTCTCCAATACTCTCGACCCATGAGTTTTTCTCGTGCATTTGTACAAGTCTGAAAGCATATCACAAAATCTTCAGTTTCAACTTCAAGATTTCTGTAGCTAAATTTTGTAAAAGAAAGTTCTTCTGTTGCTTTCGTAAAAGCTTCCGTAGCTTCTACTTGTGTTGCATACACATTTAGTATTGGAAGTTTCCGGCGTTGCATCACAAATCATCTTTATGCCGGATACCGACAAGAACGGGAAAGCGTGGTACATTATACCCGTTTCCAACATCAAAATACTTAACCTTTGCAAGTTGACCCATCAGTGTTTCCCTGCGTTCCCACAAGTCCTCACGGATAGCATCAGTCATACCGCTACCACAACTGAACGTATCGCCTTTAGAGGTGCATAGAATCAACGATCCCATAGTGTCTAAGGCTACCATACCATCCTTAGCTGTAGAGCGTGCTGTACGCCCTAATTCATTGGTCTTTGCTTCATTGGTGTTGGTGTACTTAGGCTCCCAACCGATGATTTCAAATTCATTGTCAACAAAGCGTTTTACTTTTTGTAGCTCAGGATTCTTTGTGCCAGATCGACCGCATTTGTATTTAGCATTTGGATCATGAAGCATGATACCTTCAGCACCTTGCGCCAGCATCTTAGCTTCAAATTCATCTATGTCTGAATCTTCCCATACAGGTAAATGCTCTAGTACTTCTACTCTAAAGGGTAGTGCATCTCTTCTTTGCAATTCAATCAAACGAGCATAACGCTCAAGCCAATTAGCAGTAGGATGCCAGCGATCAAATACCCAAAAGGTAAAGTTGGGTTCACCTTCAATACGCATAACGCCAGAGGTACTTTGGTTAAATACATCAGGTGCATTCTTATCACCTACGATAAGCTCACCGTCCATACCATCTAGCATTTCCCAATGGTGTTTAACATAAGCTTGAATGCTCAGGTTAGGAATGCGCTTAAGGCTTCGGGTGTAAGCTACACCACCAAATACAATGCAGCGAATACCATCAAGCTTTTCAGACATGTAGAGATTATCTGGTTGTGTCTTTACTTTTGTTTGTTCGATTGCGAGTTGTGGTTTAAAACCTTCAGGTATAGTCATACTTCAATCTCCTTAATTACTTTGCGTGATTTCTTAAAGTTTTTGTTTCTAAGATAGTCTCTTGCTAGTTGTTGCATTGCACTTTCTGCGCGATCTAACTCATTTCGAATATGATGAGTTTGCCAAAAGAGAGTATACGGAATTTTTGATTGTACAAAATATTTGGTTTCCCATATGTCGTACCAGTTACTGTACACTGACTTTTCAAGGATGCGAAATTTCATCGTGCTACCACCTGCAATATCATATTAATACCTTGGATAACCATCTGCTGTTCCATAGGGTTCAACTGATGCCAATTGCGATTGTCACCAAACTTAGCTGCTACTGCAGTCCAAAACTTTTCTACATCACTCATGATTTTCTCCTAAAGTTAGAGTACCTGTTCTCAGCACCAATTCTTTCTTGAATAGCATCTCAACGAAATTACCTTTAATCTGCTTCTGAGTCTCAAGTATAGCATGAATATGATCAGTTGTCATATCGCACAAAGGAATATAAATTCCATCAGGTAGGTGCTCAAAGTTCTTACCATAGCTCTTCCACACGAAAGCTTCACGCACTACATGAAATGGATCACTTAGGTATACCGTCAAGTCTTCTGCTGGTGTTGTATTAATGCTACGGCGCAAGTAGTCGTTACCACCATCTACAATGTACATTTCACCAGTGAACTTATCTAAGTGCTGTACATAGTCATGCCTGTGATAGCTACGCAAGTAAGTACCATCAGGTGTCATGATTGCATTACGGATGATAATATCAGTCATCGTTGTCATTCCATATTTCTACAAGTTCAGGATCATGTGCAGTTGGATCAAAGCATTGCATTGCTCGTTTGATAGCTTCCTCTGAATTGCACACATCATCAATGACAAGTGTTTCTTCGACTTTGATAGTTACATAATAGATCATGGTTTACCCTTTCAAGTTAAAAGCTGCGGTTAATACTACACGAGCATCTTCAATGAGTTCTTCACTGTAATACTTCCATTGATCACTCTGATCTATATTGCAGGTTTCAGCTACACGATTACACAAAGCTTTAGCACCAGCAATAATCTGCTCTTGTGTAGGTTGACCACCTACCAATGCACCTACCAATGCTTCCAACCTATCATTACGGGCACGTAACAGACGGTTCTCTTGCTCTAGTTCATCAATTGCATTTTGCATGCGTTCTTCTGCGATATCACTCATAGTTTCTCCTTTGTTAGATATTTATTAGCAAAATATTTATAAGCCTCAAATGCAATTCTATCCATCCAAATAGTTACATTTGTAGTACTATTTATGTTTTCAATCCAACGTCTAGTTATAACTCTAAGAGTGCAGTCACCGATAAAACCATCATTAGAAAATTTTTCATGATCTAGAATTATTGCTCTAAACTCATTTTCAGTTATAGAAGACAAGAACTCGTTCCAGCTAATCATAGTTTCTCCATTTTAATATTACGTAAAGAAGGACTTTTATGCATTTGCATCAGATACCAGCTTGCACTTTTATCATCACAAGCATAAGTACGATTTGAGATTGTACCATCACTTTTGACTTCTTGCCAACTTAGACGAACATTTTTAACGTCTGTTTTCTTAAAGGTCTTCATTGTGTCTGTTCTCCGGTGTAGCTGCAGTGAATCGCTTGTGAATGATGTTCCAAGCTTCGTAGTTAACTTGCATTGTAGCAGATAAATCACGAAAAGCTAAGTTCTTGATCTTTAATACATCATTGCGCTTATTCCAGATAAACTGCCAATCTGTAGTACTATCTGCATATTCTAAAGCTTGCTCATGTGTATACTCAGGTACTCTTCGCATTCTACACAAAGAAAATTTTGTCTGTTTGATATAGTAGTGATAGAAATTCTTTTTGGTTTGCTCTTTAGCTTTCTTTAAAGATTCTAAGTACTCACAACAAAGAGTAAAGATAACCTCTGCTGGAACGTTTGTTGTTACTTCTGGTGTACTCATGATCCCATCCCTTCTGATCCTAGTGGTTTGTAGATTGTGTTGCGAGTGATAATTGTACCGTCAAAAAGAACTTTCTGTACACTTGATGTTCTTACATTGCTACAATTACCTAAAGCTGGATGACCGATGACGTACTGCAGATGAGCTACTTGATGTTCACCCCATTGAGAGAACTGAGGTGTACCGATGTAGTATACCTCTGGTTTCTCTTGTACTTCAAGCTTTACCTTTGGGATGCACCCATGTTGCATGCAATGATTTACTGTTTCGCATTCATCACAAATAACTCTATTCATAAATACTCCTTTAACGTTTGATGATTCATTTCGCTCATACCTGCATTGTACAGCAGATTTACCTAATGTTAACCTAAGATCAACCTGAGTTCAACCTTGAGACGAACCCTTCGACTATACCCTTCGCTAACCCCCGTAACCCCCTTGATGACCTGAATTGTATCAACTTCCGCAACTCTTGTCAAGCCCCTATCTGCAAAATAATTTAAAAAATATTTGTTGCATTGAGCAAAAGCTGTGCTACAGTAGAGCCTTCAATCAACAACCGAAAGGAAGCAACATGCTGCTAAAATCTGAATTTGTACACATGGTCAATCATCTAGGTCTTGAAGATGGTGAACTAGCTCTAGCTGAAATTGTGTGGGAGAAAGCTGAACGAGCAATGCAAGGTAAACCAGTACAGGAAGCTAAGTTGCTAAAGAGTGAAGTGTTTACTCGCAATGAGAATCCTAATGCTCTAACACAAGCGGAACTGCAGATGCTAACAGATGGTCTAGCTGGTGTACTTGCAGGTGATGAGCGTCAACTCAACCTGTTGAAGATTCGTATTGATCAGTGCTGGAATAAAAGTAACCCGGATGACAAAGATAGTGAACCATATTTTGATATGATGAATCAGTATCGCAATAACCAGCGCAAGATCAAGAAAGCACACAAAGCTCTTGCACATATCCAACACAAGCTTAAAAAGCAGATGGGGCGCTAAATTGACACGCAAACGCTATGAAATTGTTGCAACCTGCTTTGATCGCAAAGGTAGAGTGCTTGGTACAGGTGTAAATGATTACAGCCGTAGTCATCCATTGGCAAAGCACTTTGCTATAGTAGCTGGTGAATCAGAACAAAAAGATAAAGTGCATGCTGAACTAGCTGCTGTACTAGCATCTGGTCGCAAGAATATTCATAGTATTTTTGTGCAACGCTTTCATAATAATGGCACAATGGCAGTAGCTGCACCATGTCCTACTTGCAAAGCTATGCTCAAAGGTTTTGGTGTTAAGATCGTGCGTTATACACATCCAGAGGGAATTAAGGAGTATCAAGTTGGCTGATCAAAAACAATTAGATGAAACCTACATGGGTACTGCCTTACTTCATGCAAGGCTATCCAAAGCGAAAAGAGCGCAGGTAGGAGCCGTTTTAGTTACTAGTCAAGGGGTTACCCTCACTGGTTACAACGGTACTCCTAGAGGGCTTCCTAATGAGTGTGAAGATACTTACTGGGATGCAAATCATGGTGACTATCTGGTAACAAAACCCGAAGTAATTCATGCTGAACTCAACTGCATCTTAAAAGCTGCTCGTGAAGGCGTAAGCTGTATTGGTGCTACAATGTATGTTACTCTATCACCTTGTGTACCTTGCGCTGCTATGATGATTCAAGCTGATGTAAAACGCTTGGTGTACAAAGATTTGTATCGTGATCAAGGTGGCACTGATTTGTTGCAACGTGCAGGTATTTTGGTAGAATGTTATGCTTAGATGGTCGGGTACAATCTTCTACATGATCGGCATGCTGCTAACTGCACTAAATATTTTTCCATTGAATTTAATCTTTGGTGCAATTGGTGGTATACTCTGGTGTATCGTAGGCTTTAACTATAAAGATAAAGCTCTAATTTTAGTGGAAGCTGCTTCTGCAGCTATCTATTTGTTTGGTCTTTTACATTGGTGGATAAAATGAAAGGAAATGATGTGACTAAAATTATTGCTGAACTTGAAACTAGGCTTGCAAATAAACGCAAAAAGTATGAGCAAGTTACAAAACTTGTAGAGTTACTACCAATGTTTAAAGATCGTATTATCAGCAATGAAATTACTGGTGATCGCTTTGAAGAGTTAGCTTCGCACTATAAGGGTGTGTACTTTGCATGGGGTATCAATCTAGGTGTAAACGAGCCTACAAATTATGAAGGTGAATATAAAGATCAACTGCATGTAAGTGTATACTGCAATTGCATCAGTATGTTTGGTGAAGACTTGTATAATTACGCCAACAGGACAATGCACGAAGCAATGAAAGATGTACCAATGTTTCACAACGATGCTATGAACAGTACATTTTATTTTGAACCACATCAAGTTGAACATGGTTTAGATACCATTGTTGCGTGGTACAATGAAGTTAAAGCTAAAGGTGATGCAATCTTGAAGCAAAAACGCAAAGAAGAACTTGAGCGTCAACTTAAAGAATTGGAGAATTGAAATGAGCAATCTATGGTTTAATATTCGTTTTGGAGCTAGGCATTTCCAACTTACAAATGACTGGAAGTTTTCATTCAGCGTTAACCCGCACTGGATTGAGAATAAACCTGAGAAATTCTTTGAGGTTTATTGTATGTTTGGTGTACAGGTTTATTCAGCATGAACGAAAATATTAAAGCTGGCGCTGATATCCATGCTGGTGATGGTGGATATAGCGAAGGTACAAAAGAAGGTTATGAAGCATTTGTTAAAGCTCGTAACGCATCTAGAGGTAAACCTACTTTGTATCTAATCCGTGGTGTACCCGGAAGTGGTAAATCTACTTTTGCACAATCTCTATTAGATAGTCGTGTAGTACAACGTGTGTATGAAGCTGACGATTATTTCATTCAAAATGGTGTATATCAGTTTGATCCCACACAACTTGAGCAAGCACACAATCAATGCAAACGTAATACTTGGCTGGCGCTGTATGAAGGTTTGTCAGTAGCTGTATCAAATACATCTTGTGCTGAATGGGAAGTTGAAACTTATGCTACAATTGCAAAAGAGACTGAAGCTAACTTCGTGAGTATCATCCTTGAAAATCGTCACGGTGGTAAAAATATTCACGGTTGTCCTGATGTTAAAGTCGAACAGATGAAAAGGAAATTCCATGTTAAGCTATGATCAACAAATGCAACTAGTCAACCGTGGTCTTGCTACTCTTAAAAACGATGGTAAGTACACTACTTTCAAGTACGCTCGTAAGGCAATGTACGAATATCTATGGTATAAAGTACCTGATCTACTCGAATGTAGAGGTCATGTATATTGCAATAGCACAAAAGAACTTGTACAAGCTGCTCCACGCAAAAGCTTCAATTATCTTGAGCGCAATTACTGGAAAGATATGCCTTTGGATACTCCAGTTGAAATGTATAAGAAAGTCAATGGTTTCATGGCTTGTGTTACTTTGCATAACGATGAAATTATTGTATCTACTACGGGTACAACTACTAGTGATTATGCAAAGTGGGCTAAAGAATTAGTCCTTCAAAATTGGCATTATTACGACATGGTGATTGCACCTGATGTTACTACACTATTTGAAGTTGTAGTACCACAAGACCCTCACATTGTGCAAGAGCGTGAAGGTTTGCATCTACTTGGTGTACGTGAGAAAGCAAACGGTAACTTTCATCCAATGGGTGCTAATGCACGTTGTACACTAGAGCAAGCATTAGAAATCGCAAAGCATGACCGTGGTGAAGGCTTTATGATGTATGCTTTACAAGCTGATGGTACTTACAATTACAACGAGTGCTGTAAACTAAAGACTGATTACTACATTGGTAAAAAGAAGTTAATGTGTATGACAGCAAAGAACATTGAAATAATGTATAAAGATGTGCATCACTTTAAATCTGAGTTATCTAAAATGTGGTACACTGCTGCAAAATTCATTGTGAAAGATTTCAATAAAGATGCTTGGTTAAATTCTACAGATCAAGAACGTAGACTAATCCTTGATAACTTTAGATGGAATGAACATGCAGGGTCATAACTTCAACAGAACGCTACACGCCAAAGGTATGTTTGTATACTGTGGTCGTTGTGGCTTGATTCGTCTTGGTAATAGAGCAACTGAAAAGCAGATTAACAAAGCTTGTGTTGGCGCTCGTGAACTAGAAGACGAAGAGTATCTTAAAATCAAAGGACAAATGAAAGGTAACAATGCAAGATAAAATCAAACTATTAGCACAAGAAGCTGGTTTCTGTTTCTTTTCACCAGAAGAAGACGAAGATGAACCCATTGATTGGTCCTGTGACTATGAACAGGAGTTTAAAGTATTTGCTGATTTGCTGCAGAAACAAACTCGCAAAGAAACAGTTAAAGAAATTGTAAGTTTACTCAAAGAATTGCACGAGATTAGTAAAAGCAGACATAATCTGTATTTGTGTACAGCTAACTTAATCGAAGAAGATTTTAAGGAATGATATGATAAACGCTGAAATACTTGAGATTCACCGAATTAGTAAAGCTTTTCAAGCTACAGAACTTGGTGCTTTGTTCAATAAGTTTACTCGGTTACATGCTCGTGCTTGGCAACTGGATAGTACTGATTATCATCGTTCACAAGATAAGGCATGGAAAGAATTAGAACCAGTTGAAAAAGAACTACGTGCTAAACTCATGGAAATTGCAGGAGTTAAAGTATGAAGTATTATCCGATTAAAACACCAAACGATGACCCGTACATTACTATAGTTGACAATGAAGATAATACATTTTGTTTTAAAATTGATAGATACAAAAATGTACTTGTGTGGTGCGATAAACGAGCAATACCTGATATGATTAGAATTTTACAGGAGATAAATATATATGCGAATTTTCACTAGTGATCTACATCATGAACACAAACGAATTGTAGAATTTACAAATCGAGGTGTAGACACAACACAAGAAAATCATACTGACTGGTTGATAAGTCTGTGGAATGAAAATGTAAACCCCGGTGATCTTGTATATCACTTGGGAGATTTTTCATTTGCTAAGAACTATGATAGCATTGCTTCATTTACCGAAAAATTAAATGGTCAAAAGATTTTTATTAAAGGTAATCATGATAGGCGTGAAAACTTAGATCAACTTGTAAAAGATAATTTGATTTCAGCATGGTATGACTATAAGGAAATTAAGATTGTAGACAAGTATGTTATACTATTTCACTTTCCTATTTCAAGCTGGCATCGTCAAGGTTACGGTGCATTGCATCTTCATGGTCATTGTCATGGAAATCACAAAGATAATAAAGGTAAAATGCTTGACGTAGGTTTAGATTCCGCATATAATATCTTTAAAGAACACTGTTTCTTTACTGAGTATGATATTGAAGAGTTAACAAAATCGAAAGAAACATACATTTCTGATCACCACAAAGAAAGGCTATAAATGCACAAAATCGAAGATTACACCACCGCAAAGCTAATTGCTTACTCACAAGCTACCGAAGAGTTTAAAGGGCAATTTAAGACGATTAAAGACCTTGTGGCCTACTGCGCTAGGGTATCTAACCCAAGCAATCAACTCAATATGGAAACTTCAGATAAGTTGATTAGTTATCTATTAAAGCACAAGCACTTTAGTCCCTTTGAAATGGCAAGTGCAACTATTGAGATTGAAACAACTCGTGATATTGCACGACAGCTATTACGTCACCGTAGTTTTACATTTCAGGAGTTTAGCCAACGCTATGCAGACCCCACGAAGGACTTGACGTTTGTAACTCGTGAAGCACGACTGCAAGACCCCAAAAATCGTCAGAACTCTGTTATTACTGAGAATCTAGCATTGCAATCGCTATGGGAGAACTACCAGAATAAAGTAATCGAAACTGCACAAAATGCTTATGCTTTCGCTATTGCCAATGGTATCGCTAAAGAGCAAGCTCGTGCTGTTCTACCAGAGGGTTGCACTATGTCTCGTTTGTACGTACAAGGAACAATTCGCAGCTTCATTCACTACATTGAAGTGCGTAAGGCTAACGGTACTCAGCTAGAACATATTGTACTGGCGCAGAAAGTAGCACAAGCTATTTCACAGGTATTTAAGCATGATTTCTGATATTGATGTAAAAGACTGGGTGATGCTCACAGAACCTTTAAAACTTGAGCAGTTAAAAGAAGGTGACATATTCAGTTTATTTGGTGACAGTCGCATGTACAAAGTCCAGCATGTTCTACTGGACATTGCATACGCTGAAACTGCAGAAATTTGGAACGCATTGGTATTTCCTAGAACTTTGGAGGTATTCCCTTGGGTGATAAACAAAAACGTAAATCAAAGCAGTACAAACAACTGCTGAAAATGACAGCACAATCTTCAGGTTACTATGAATATGAAGTAGAAGATGTAGTTAGGCATCTAATAGGTAATATTCAAGTATTACTTGCCGAAGGTACAGATGTAAAGCTTCGTGGTCTTGGTACGATGCGTGTAAAAAAGATGCATGTATCCCGTATGTTTTCTACAGAAGGTGAAAAAGTGTGGTACACTGCTTATAGATTGTCAGTTGCATCTGATACTCTTTTACAGCAACATCTAAAGGAACATTATGCAGAACCAACAGAACCCGACCAATGATGCTTGGCCTTTCGCTTTCGTCAATGGTGAAAGAACACAAGCATCAGAAGAACTCATGGATTCCAAACAGTACAACACCAAAGATGTATTTTCTACAGATGACTACGAAGAGGCAATGTTTTGAGTGAAGCAATTAAGAACTTTCGATTAATTAGTATTGACAAAATTCTTACTAATAAAAAGCTTCCCAATTGGGTACTCAAGGCTGCTTTCGAGGTCAAGCACTCTGGATTTCTACCTGCTGGTGAGTACTTTGAAAAACTAGATGATGTTGAAGTCTACGAAATGGCAAGTGCTTTAGAGTACATTCATACTGCTAACTTTCAGCAATTCAATGTACTATCTCAGCAAGCAGAAGAAGATTTGCAGAGTTTATCTTTGTTGTGCTTTATCTTGGCTTTAGGCGAAGGTGAAATAGAAGTTGATCATGAGAGTCTTTCTTCTATGCTACAATACTTGTTCTTGCTGGTGAGCATCGAAGGCTTGCACCGAGAAGGTAAAGTAGAAGTTATCCGTGAGCATTACAGTTTGTTTGGTGGTGATAAACCAGTCGTAAGAGAAAAGAGGTAAATATGAAAGTAAATATTGGACGTTATCCAAAAGGTGATAAACAACGCAAGATTAATATACAGATTGACCCTTGGGATACATGGAGCGCAGACCATACGCTGGCGCTGATTATTGTACCATTGCTGCAGAAAATGAAAGATGATAAACAAGGGTCACCTAATGTAGACGATGTTGATGTTCCTGAGCATCTGCGTAGTAATGCAGCACCAGCTAAAGCGAACGATTGGGATACCGATATCTATTGGCATCCACGATGGGAGTATGTGCTGAATGAAATGCTATGGGCTATGCAACAGATTGCTTCAAATAATGAAGATGATGAAAAATTCTATGATCATTCTGAAGTTGACGAATCTAAAGGTGTAATGGAGCAAATGAAGGCAGTCAAAATTGATATGGAAGGTTTGAGAGCACATCAAGCTCGTATTCAAAAAGGTTGCGAACTGTTTGGTAAATATTTTCAAGCACTATGGAGTTAAATATGCATAAAACATTTGAAGAATTAGAACGATTGGCGTATATAAATAATCTAACTGGTATTGCTAAACTTTATGCTCAACTTGATGATAATGAACGTGATGAATATGAAATTGAAAAACTGAAAAGTGAAATTGATTATCTAGAAATGGATACCAATTATCATGAACGCAATTCTGAAGCTTTGGAGAGAAGAGTTGAAGAACTTGAAAATAAACTTGAAAAAATTGCAGCCATCATCACGTATGATTGAAAAAAATTGATGTACAATCGCTATACTCTGAGGGTGATCTGGAGTATGTTACAGAAGAGGACAGCTATCAGGTGTTGCAATCATTTGATGGTTGGCATGAATATAATTTTGAAAGGAACGAAGAATGACAGAACAAGAATTTCGCCAACAACTAGACGCACTAGTAACTACAGCAATCCGTGAGATTGGTGCAGGTGCAGTCTATGGTCATCTATCTACTGTAAAACAATTCACAGAAGTAGTATATGATAGCAATATCGTCAACTATCTGCAGAGTTTGCAAGTTAAAGCTGAAGAAAAAGGTAGTTTAAAATGACGCTAGATGACTTCCATGTTGGTATTCAGCAGCTATTCTTTCAAGCAAATCAAGCAGGTTTAGATATTGGTGATATCTATCATGTGCTAGATGGTCAGAAGATTATCGCTGAAACAATTTTAAAATTATCAATTGAAAATGCTTACAAAGAAAGGTTTAGTTTATGAAATACGTAGTAAAATTTACAAATGGTTACTGGAAATGCTTTGATACTTATAAATATGAGGATGTTTCCATGCATGGACTTAAAAGTGATGCTGACAAAGCTTGTTTTCGGATGAACAATCAGCGTTAAGCAGCAATACCCTAGTTCACTCTAGGGTTTTCTTTCGTTTTACATCTAGGAGAATCAAATGGAAAAAGATACAGAAGTTCTAATCATGCGGAATACTACAGTGAATCGTTTGTACGATCTGGTAGTGGTAAATTATTTTGAAGAAACTGTAGAATTCATCGTAAAGGGTGTACAATACGATCAAGCTGTAGCAATGATGCTAGAGCTTGAAGAAGCAAACTAAAGACAAGGAAAGATCATGTCACAAGGTTCATTTTTGCAAAACAACAAACGCACTAAACGCAAGTTTGATGATGGAGGGTTTGAAGACGATTTGAAACCAACTAAGAAGCAAAAGAATAAAAAGGATTTTAGTAAGCAACGTGAGCAAAAGCGTGGAGAATTTGTATGAATACAATACTTACAGAACTTGCCACGAAAGCTAAAGTTGAGCACTGCATTAGTCATGTTCGATTGCAAGCTTTCGCTGAGTTGATTGTCAGAGAAACCATTAATCAAATGTGCATTCAAATGCTAGAGCATGGAGATGATCAAAGTAACAATCCTGTGTTTTATAAGGCAATTGAAGCAACTGAAAAGCATCTTGGAGTAAACAATGCAACTAATTAAACGCTGGTTGACTTACCTTGCTATATTCTTTGTAGCAATATGGGTTGTAGATCAATACCGTGAGTACAATCAGCTAAAAGAACTTGAAGAAGTACGCAGGGATTTGATTCGTCAAGAGAAGGAAGCTGATAAAAACTGCCTCAAGAATGCACTGTACTATGAAGCACGTAGTGAAGGTAAGCTTGGTATTCTTGCTGTAGCTTCTGTGATCGAAAACCGCAAGCAGCATCCAGCTTATCCTAGTAGCTACTGTGGTGTGATTCAACAGCATAAACAATTCAGCTACACGATGGAAGGTAGACCTGATGTAGAAGCTATAGAACAGCGTTTGAGGGCATCTGATAGAGCAGCATATGCACAGATATCAGAAGTAGCTGATAAGATGCTAGAAGGGCGATTTGAACCCCTGTTACCATCTAATGTATTGCACTACGCTACAGTAAAAATAAACAATGCTTGGACTAAAACAAAGAAAGTGTATGCTACAATTGGCAACCATCGTTTTTATAAAGAAAAGAACTAAATGTTTAGACTGATAGCAAAAGCACTTGGTGAAAAAAGTGGCAATACTGATGAAGAAGCTAACAAAATTGCTTGGATTCGCATAGTACTTATGCTACAAGCTATTGCTACAAACGCATTCATTGTTGCTGGTGTTCTGCACAAATGGTGAGACAATAACCTTTATTTCCCTGTGGGTATATCCTACAGGGATTTTTTGTTGTACAATCAAGGCTCACAAACCAACTGATGGAGTTTAAGATGCAAAAGATTCAAGCTGTTACTCGTGGTGCTACTTCTGACGGTGAAACCCGTGATTGCACTGTTCGTGCTCTGAGCAATGCTTCTGGTATGCACTATGACAATGCACACGCTTTGCTTAAGAAACACGGTAGGAAAGATCGCCGTGGTGCTTTCTTCACTACAATGCTCAAGGCTTACACGGAAGCTGGCTTCGTTCTGGATGCTGTGCATGGTACAACAGTTTCTGCTCGTTGTGCTGCACGTATTGCTAAACGCCAAGCTCAAGATGGTGTTACACTGGCAAAGTTGCTTCCTAAGCTTGCTTTCGGTGAGTACATCGTGAACACCACTGGTCATGCAGTTGCAGTTGTCAACGGTAAGATCATTGATACCTTCGATAACCCTGCAGGTAAGCGAGTGGTTGCCGTGTTTAAGAGACTGAATGAATTTGCATAAGATAACACTTGATTCTTCATCAAATATCTAATATAATTATAAATAGAATAGTTGAGGATTAATTACCCTCAATGACAAGCCTCGATTCATCACCGAGGTTTTCTTATTTATATTATGATGAATCTTGATGGAGATTAAAATGTATAAGAAGTGCAGTAAGTGCAAAAAGAGTAGATTGTATAGTCAATTTAGCAAGAACAGAAGTGCCAAAGATGGTCGCCAGAACCAATGTAAGATTTGTGTGAAGCATCGTATTGAAGCTAACAAAGAACAAATTGCTATAAAAAAGAAGCAATATTATGAAGACAATAAAGAACAGCGATTGGACTATAGAAAGCAATACGCTGAATGCAATAAAGAACAAATTACTCAGTATCAAAAGCATTACAGAAAACAATACTGTAAAACCAACTCTGCAAAGATAAATGCTCATGCTGCCAAACGTAGAGCTATTAAACTTCGAGCTACACCTCAATGGTTAACTAAAGAGCATTTTTTAGAAATTGAAGACTTATTTATCTGCGCTAAAATGTTCAGACTTTATACAGGTCAAGAATACCATGTCGATCATATAATACCACTAAAAGGTAAGAATGTTTGCGGTTTACATGTACCGTGGAATTTACAAATTCTGGAAGCTTCGGAGAATATTCGCAAATCAAATAAACTGTTGCAATAAAACGACAAACCCTAGGTAAACTCCTAGGGTATTTTTTTTTTTACCAACATGTGTTGCAACAGAAAAGTTGTGCTATAATACAGACTTCAACAACACAACTGAAAGGAACTTCAAATGCAAAGCTCTAAAATTTTCGCCTCCATGATCGACAACTCCAATGGTAAGATGGTCACTGTGACTTTCATCAAACAAGATGGTAGCACACGAGTTCTTAATGGTCGTTTGGGTGTAAAGAAGTATCTCAAGGGTGGTAAACCCAATGTCAATACCAATGAATACATCAGCATCTATGATGTGCAAAACAAAGGTTATCGTAGCATCAACCGCAATACAATCATTGGTTTGCGTATGCAAGGTATTGAAGCTGTTGCTGTTTGATTGGAGTTAGCATGAAATTTGAACGCAATAAACATCTGTCAGTAACTGCACGTAAAGGACTCATTAAAGGTCTTACTAAGGTTGCTGAGTTGTATTTCAACGGTGAGTATGTCCAATATGTTGCACATCCTGATAAAGTAAACATTGGTTGTGGTATTTGTAAAGCATTGCATGATCTTCAGTTTTTTCATTCATATGATGCTATGCAAGAATTGATGCAAGAAACAAATGAATATTCATATGGTTAATATGTAGACACACCAAAAGATTGGGAATCAAGAGCTAATATGTGTTTATTTCTGGTAGAATATCTGAAGGATACAATCAAAAAGGAGAAAGCATGAAAGAATATACAATCGCTGAAATCTTGCATTACGCTGCAGATAAGAAACTTGCCAGTAAAGAAGAGCAGTGCTGGAATCGTGGTGGAACTAAAGAGAAGTTCTCATGCTGTGCTGTAAGTCAAACTGTATGGGAACTTTGGAATAAAGATGAGATTGTATCCGAAGGTGAGCGTGATGAACTTATCAGTCGTTGCTCTGAGGGTTTGAAAGCTATGGGTTGCCCTACAGATTCAATGGATGCTTTCAATGATCGTGGTGAATTTAGTGTAAAAAATCAACAAGCTCGATACGCATGGTTGAAATTTGCTGCTATAATTGCAGAGGAACAAGGTGTATGAGTAGCAAACGTAAAAAGCTCAAGCAACGAAACTATCTGGTTGCTATTGTGATGCGTAAAGCTGTACGAAAGCACATTGATCGTAAACGCAAGGCTAAAAACAAAGGGTATGACAATGAATAGAATCACCTACAATTCTTTCAACGGTAAGTTCTTCTATGAGATGACAAAGCCTGAGCTAGAGCATTGCATGGAAGTCATCAAGACTCAAATTGATGCTTACTCTGCAAGTATTTCAGGTATTTGTATCTCAGATCAAGAACGTCAGCAAGAGCGTTGGAATGCATACCAGAATGCAAACTACAACTTAACCAAATTACTAGAAGGAGAAAATCATGGAATTAGTATTAGCTAAAGAAAATGCAGATGGTAGTGCAGTATTTACCATTGATATGACACCAGAGGAAACACGAGCATTTGTATTGCTTGGGATTAAGACAGCGATTCTAGCGGGTATTGAGGATGCTAAAGCTTGGGATGGTACTGCTGATCTTGAAGAGCTACAGCAAGAGAACCAAGGTCTATCTGATTGAAATATTTGCTGTAGTTTGCGTTTGAAGTGATTTTCTCGTGTATAATTACTTCATCAACAACTGGAGAACTATATGAAATGCAACTACAACGCTGGCTCAAACTTTGATCGTCAGGGTCAATGGGTTATTGCTAAATACCTCGATAGCGCATGGGTTACTGGTATCGTGCAAGAAACTCGTGTAAAATACGGTGGTAAAGTGCAGCACAGTATCTTGAGTGATTCGCCTACATACATCGGTGAAGAGTTGCGTGAAGTTGGTTGTACTTTTCTAGTAGAAGAAGAATTTGTAACAGAGGCTCAAGCTTTAAATTTTGTGCTATAATTGAATCCTCAACAACACAACAGGAGTTCCAAATGATCACTAAATCAGACGCAATCAAAATCGTTAAAGCAATCGTTGCTGGTGCTAATCGTGAAAAAAATCAATACGCTGAAGCTGGTGTACGTTTTCATGTAAACGGTGCATTGGTATATGCTTTGGATAACCTTTGGTACGATGTATTTAGTGCTAAACTGCGTGAAGCATTTGATTTTGATAGAGAAAATTTTTACAAAGTTGTGTGGGAATTGACGTAAACTGCTGTATAATCTAGTCATCAGCAACAAACCAAGGAAACAATCATGGCTTACGTTACAGAAGAAATCATCACTAAGGCTCGTACTGCTCTGAAAGCACTCAATAAAGAGTACGGTGTAAAAGCTACTCTGAGTGGCAAAGGAAGTAGCAGCTTGTGCTTGACTATTGCAGAAGGTAGTATTGACTTTATCGGTAATTACTGCTCTACTGTTAAGAATAAATGCATACTCCGTGATATTGATCAAACAATTACTTGGGTTCAACGTGAACAAAACGTAAGCGTTAACCAGTACTATCTTGACAGTTCATTCTCAGGTGTTGCTCTGGAGTATCTGGAGAAAGCCAAAGCTATCATGTATGCTGATCATTGGGACAAGTCAGATATAATGGCTGATTATTTTCACTGCGCATACTACGTTGATATGCGAGTTGGAAGTTATAAGAAAGGTTATAAATTGGTAAAATAAGATGAAGTACTACCCGAGATTAATTTCTCGGGTTTTTTGCTTTAACTTTTACTTTTTGCTGGAAGATTAAATCGTAGAAATTTTGCTGCAATTTTTTGCAAAAACCCGCTTTGGGTATTCTTTTTGAAAAAGCCGTTTTGGTAATTCTTTGAGCAAAGACCTAAACTTAATCCGCTGTGCGACCGAGCAGTCACAAACCATACCGTTCAGTCACAAAATGAACGATACAGTCACAAAATGAACGGATCAGTCACCAAAAAAAAAAAAGTTATACACATATTGTCAGTCTTATATAAGAGTAAAATTGTGGATAACTAGCACTAGTGGTGTGGATAACTTTTTCTAAGGGGATAGTACCAGCGACAAGGAAAACGGCTAAAAAGCGGGTTTAAAGCGATTCTAAGGGCATGGGTTTTTATACAGTGTGCATTTTATCGGTGTAATATTGGCACGATTTATGCTACTCGCGTGCGCGTGCGTTATTTATTATGAGAGAATTCTAGCTTGGAAACCAAAGTATTCATTTAATAAAATGCAAATTATTTTCTAGGTGTTTACCCTAATAAATGCCAAAATGAATACTGAATCACTATATCGGGGGGTTTTTAGGTGTATAATCAAGGCTTACAATCAATCGGGGTTGTAAGGGTAAACGAAAGTTTACAGTTCTTTAAAAATTGAGAGTTTTCTATAATGTATGCAAATAAAAGTATACATTACCCCAAAACTCACAAATGAAAGTATTCAAAATGAAATTATCAATTGACTATATGAGAAAATCAATCAAAGATAATCAGTTGGATTATGTTACGATTAAATCAATTAGTGAAATGGATTATAATAAGATTAGTCTGATTATCGCATTATCAACGGGTTTTGCCCCATGTTCTGACGATATATATAATCTCACACAATCTTATACTAATGAAACTGGAGATAATCAAAATGGATTATGAGAATATAAAGAATCAAGTATATAGTGCGACAATGCAAGCACTATATAATCGGGTAGATTATACGATTATCGGATTTAATACAACTCTGGATTATCTGATTATCTGGGATAATAATGGCAAATGTAATATCAAATGGAGAAAATGATTATGACAAAATCAGAATTTATTGATAGCGTATTATTTGCTTTATTTATTATTGCACCAGTATTCATTTATTGGAGATAAAATTATCTGATAATATATTGATTTATTTTCAGTATATTATCGGGCTAATTTTGGCCGATTTTTGATAAACTATTATCATGCAAAACAATCTTTTCGTTTCCACTCAATTTGTCACTTTGAAATCACTTGAAAATAACCCGCCTAAAATCGGGCAGTGGATTATGATTGACGGAAATCAGCGCGGGCAATATATGGGCAAAACCCGCGCCGGGGTCATCGTTGTTCGATATCAGAATGGAAAATTCGGAAGCAAAGCCGACACAAAATCAAATCATTACTTGCGTCAATTTGCCAAAGTTAATGGCGCAAAATAACCCGATAGTATAAACTGGAGAAAATCTAATGATTATCGCAATTTATAACCATGAATATGGTAATGCTGTAAGGGCATTTTCCACAATTGAATCAGCCAATGAATGGAAAGATTCTATTGCAAATGATTACTGGAATGATGTTTTTACAAGTGATACTCCAAAACCAGATACAAATATAGGTGACGCTTATTTTACGCTCATGATTGATTATGTTGGGTACAATGAATCATTTGAAATTATCGAAAATATCACAATCGAAAGTTAATACCATGAAAACCCCACGAAATAACCCGCGTATTATTTTGACAGTTTCTGGCGATAATATCACCGCAAAAGGCGTTTTTATAGATTATCGTGATAATATTCATTCATTCACAAAATCATTTTCTGATGAAAATCAAGCAATGGATTATTTGCACAATATGCGAGAAAATGAAAATAAAGAATTTTCTATTCAAGTTAATCGAATAAATTGGAAATAATACACAATCAACCGGAGATTATAAAATGTCAGCTTTCATTTGTTCAGACTTGCATTTCAGTATTATCGCTTATTCAATTGAAGGATTAAACCCTTCGGTTAACCCTCAGGAATTAGCCGATAAACTGAAAAAAATCAATATTGAATCGGTCGATTTTAGGTACAAAACAAGAACACGCAAAACAAAATGTAAATTGACGCATGATAAAAACAACTATTCTACCGCCGATATTATCCGGCTAATCCAATGCTGGAGTTATCAGTCATGCGAAGACGGATATTCTCTTGATTTTCTAATGATGGATTCTTTTTTGTTGTCGCATTTTGATAATGAAGACATTAGATTTGCAAGCAATATATCGGATAAATGGAGTATTTAATTATGAGAATCACTTATCTCTATTTTTGTACCCTCGGGGGAATTGCAGGCGGCAAAGTTTACAAGCGTGAGCACCACAATGGCAGTTTTGTTTATTACACCTACCACCTCTTATAGAATCAAAATGGTAAAAATTAGCGTTACATCAAAACTCGACGGAATCAAATCCTGGTCACTGCAAGCCCTAGACACTTGCCCTGGCAGCATTGAATCGCCCGGCGTATTAGTTGCAGCTTGCAGCGGTTGTTATGCCACAACGGGCAATTATCGCTACCCTAACGTTAAAGCCCCGCGATTGGACAATAAAGAGGACTGGCAGCGTTTAGACTGGGTTAGCGACATGGTGCAAGCATTGCAGGATTCTAGGTTTTTCCGTTGGTTTGATTCAGGCGATATGTACTCGCTTGGACTAGCCGAGAAAATCCTAGAAGTGATAAAGCTAACCCCGTGGTGTAAGCATTGGGTCCCAACCCGAATGCATAAATTCCCGAAGTTCCTGCAGGTCTTGCAAAGCATGAAAGCACAACCGAATGCCAGCGTGAGATTCTCAAGCGACAGCATAAGCGGGGGTTACACTGCAGGGTTACACGGGAGCACGATAACCGCCAGCAACGAACCCGCCGATGTACCTGCAGGGGTTACACTCTGCAGAGCCTATGAGCACGAAGGCAAATGCAGCGGGTGCAGAGCTTGTTGGTCAAAAGAGGTTGACGTTATAGCATACCCTGCCCACGGTGTAAAAATGAAAAAAATCATTAAAATAAGCAAGGGTTAATTATATGCATATAAAAGACATTTTCATTTTTCTGTTTTCAGTGTATGTTTTTTTGTGGGTTTGCATTTTGGGGGTAATGGCAACAGCAATTATCCGGTATAAAATCCAGCAAATTCTCGCATGATGTAAACAGGGGTTGACCTTCACGGGTTGACCCCCCTTTTTTTTTTGTTCTGATGTTTAAACCGAACGCCAGCGACAGCGACAACAGCAAAACACGCAACAGATCAAAACAGCAAAAAAAAAAAAATCGACTCCCTACCGTTTATACGCTTAGTGATTTTTTGTGATGTAATGACAGCTAATACCAAAAAATTCAAACCCAAAATGCATACAATAGATGCTAACGCATAGTGAAACGAAAGGAATACCAGATATTTTAAAATCGTAGTATATCCAACCCTTACCCAGTGCTGGCCTATCAAGCACCCATGACTTACAGCAAATAAAATCCACACATGCATCCCGTAAGTTTTAACCCTAACAAGACACTAACAATTGCTTCCAAAGCTGTTATCAGTACTCTGACACCCTCAAGAAGCTGCTTAAAACTGCTGTAGACAGCCTTAAATAGCACTCAGGATACCAACTACTAGTTATACTCAATATTGGCTTCTAGAGGCTTTAAACCCTTTGATATTTACCAAAAGAAAAAACCCCAAGGCTGTTAAACCAAGGGGTTGTAAATTTTAATTTTTATTTTTTAAGCTTCGTACTCTTAGCTTCAGCTTTAGCTTTCTTTTCCTGAAGTTCTGCTCTAAGCTCTAACCTTCGGATAATCTCTTCAGCATCAAACCAAAGCTCTTTACCCATAATAACTTCTTCAAGTTCTTTATCGGTTAGAAAGTCCTTGTATACGCTACCCATGAGATTGCGAACTTGCTTATCTACGAATGAAGCATGAGAGATAACATCCGACTGCTTACCAAAAGCTCCAAACGTAGCAGAGTGAACCATCATTGTAGCGTAAGGTGATACACTAATGCTCGGTGATGCCAGTGCAATCAAAGAAGCTGCACTAGCTGCTACACCTTCAATTTCAGCGTGTACATCTGCGTCAGTATTTTCAATAGCGTTGATAATAGCAATTGCACCATCCAGTTGACCACCGTAGCTATTAATCTTAAGGAGTAAAAGATCACCTTCACCTAAAGAATCAACTGCTTGTAGCATCGTGCGATAATACTTAGCTTCTCTGATATTTTCATCTAGGTATACTTTAACACAACGATTTGTTTTGGTACTCTCAAAATAAGTTAAATGCTGCAGCGATCCACGTACAGTAACTTCATCATCATCATCATCGTCATTACGAGTCATCTTGGTATAATTCTTATAATTACTTACGTTTTGCATTGGTTACTCCTTTGGTATTAAATTCATCAATTACACTGTTTTTCGTATATTCAGCTAAAATCTCATCTTCAAAAGCAATAACGAACTCTTTAGTCAATCCGCTGCGAACAACATGCTCTCTACTGAAGGTAGTAAAGCTGCAATCATTGATGTTGTACTTTACACAAATCTTCTCTAAGTACGTCAGTCCATCCATGCCTTTTTTAACATCAGTTTGTGGACCTGTGTTATCACCGCAAAAGATAATCTGAGAATCGTTACCTACACGAGTAGTTAATGCTTGAATCTCCGGTACAAACAAATTCTGACTTTCATCTACAATAATGATGCTATCATTCCAGCTTCTACCTCGAATAGTCTCTAGGCTACAAATCTCAATGGTTTTATTCTTTAGATGAATCTCTGTAGTTGCTTTACCAAGATAATCCTCAAAGTAATCAATCATCTGTTGGTAAAAAGGAAGTAACTTCTCTTCTGCTGTTCCCGGTAAGAAACCAATACTTCTACCAGCCAACGGTTGATATGCACGAATCAATACAACTTTCTTAATATCACCATAATGCAATTTCTTAGCTGCATGATGAATAGCTAACAAAGTTTTACCAGTACCTGCACTACCACGAGCTACAACCAAAGTATTATACTTCAGAGCTTCCAGTAATTCTTGCTGTTTATCGTTCATTGCATGTAAAACGGGGAATTGACTGCGCTGGAACTTCTCTTTTTGCACACGTTGTGATTGTACTTTTTGATTTCTTTTCATATTATCCTTTCTATACTACTTTAGGATTTTGCTAATATTAAAATTTTGCAATTCTTTTCTGTAAAATACCAGCATAAACCATCATAGAATAATACTGCATTTTTAATAATTCTTGCTCATCAATATCGAGTGAATCAAAAATTTTATTTGTAAAAAACATATAAAGTGCTTTAGCTTTATCATTTAAAGCATCATATTCGTCAATTACTCTTTGTTGATGTGGCTGCATAAATTTCCTATATTATGTTTATAATTAAATACTATCAGGTATTATCTTTTGGTTTACGACCTCGTTTAACTTCAGTATTAACTTCTGCATTATCTTGAGTAACAACTTCAGTGTGTTGTTGTACAATTTCTTTTGGTTTATCTTCAGCTTTAACCATACCAGTGACTAGCATTGAGCCGAATGCAATAGGTGCATTTTCATTAGATTCAAAATCAAAGCGCCAACCCTCTAAAATAGCTTGTTGCGTTTTATCGCAAAATTCAAACAGGCTGTAAGTTTCAATTCTTTTAGTTTCCATAAAATCTCCTTGTTAAAATTACATTGTACCACAAAAAATTAAGATTGCAACCTCAAAGATAAAACTTCTTGTTGTTTATTTGCATACCATTCATTTGCCAATCTCCAAGCCTCATCTTTACCATATTTATTGTAAGAGAAAAATTTAGAGATTCGTTTATATTTTTCAACAGATACTCTGGCAAGAGCGCCATTTTGCATTTCCCTTATGTTGTTATGACCAGATGTGTTCCTAGAAGATAAACCATTGTTGTTGAGTGACTTATTTTTTAAAGAGTTAGTCTCTTTGGTTACACATTCAAGATTTTCAATGCTGTTATTTGTTCTATCGTTATCTTTATGATTAATTACTAAATTTTCATCTTGCAAATCATTGAATAAAAACCAAACAATTCTATGTGCAAGAAATATTTTTCCATTTACCTGAACTCTGTAATAATTGTCTGCAGATGAGTGCCAACCTGCAATATCACCTTCACGACATTTACTAAAAGGCACATTAATCTTCCAAGTAAGAAAACTAGGAGATGCTGGATCATATTGTAATTTTGAACGGATATCTTCTAAGTCAATGATTTTTGTTCTTGAATTAGATAGTTTATTTACTAGTTTCCAATCCAATGGAGGATTATTTATATAATAATGTTCTAACTCTAAGGCATCCTCTTCAGATAAATTTTCTGCAAGTTTATCAACCTGAACACCTCCTGAATCTGACAAGCACTCATCGTATTTAGAACCTCTACCTGAAAAACGCAAAGCTCTTGGACCACTACCTTTTCCAATATAGAAAACGACACCATCTGATACTCTTCTGTGAGTATATACGTAAAAATTATTATTTTGCATAAGTACCTTTGTTGTTGGATAAGGTTCCATTGTAGCATGTTCTAGTTGGAAAGTCAAGGTTTATTTAAGTCAACTAAAATATTTTGTAAAAGTACTTGACAAACGCTAATTTGTGTGATACCCTATAGAATACATAAGTATATAACATAGGTTATTACATTAGTTAGTACCTATATTGTAATATACGTTATAATCTGCATTAACTCTATATTTAGTACTTATATAAGTATATCTAATAGTAACTACCGATGTTAACATTAAATGTACTAGTAAGTTAGTTAGGTAGTAAGTAAGAGATATAAATAACTTAAGATTAATATAGGTTATAATATAGATTCTATTCACAGTAGTTAACGTTAACTACTTAGATTATAATCTATATTAATAATCTATATTATCGGCAATAGTTTTATTATTTTATTTAATTAAAACATGCAGCTTGGTTCGCTCTAGCCGCGAGGCTTTCTTGCAGAAGGCTTGTTGAACTTGTACTAAAGCTGCTCAGTTAAAACCTTCAGCAAAGCCCCTAGAAGCTTCTGCAAGCTGTCAATTTTAAGTAGTCTAGGGCTAGGTAGCCTGAAGGCATGAAACGAGCATATAGAGCGTTTCAATCAATCTTCATGTTTGTTGTACAAGAGATTAAAAGGTCAACTTTAGGAAAGTATATTTATGCAAGTAAAAGATTTAATTGATTATGACATATTAACTGGTGACTTCTTTATATTGAAGAACAATATTAAATACCGCAAGATATTTCCAGATGAAGATGGTTATATTGTATTTTATAAAGACAATAAGAGAATTAAATTTAAAGCAAATAAAGTAGCAATTGAGTTGGTACAAAATATTATTGTACAAAAAGATAAAGTTGTACTGCATAAAAACTTAGATGAAACAGATTACAGATATTGTAACTTAAAGCTAATATCTAAAAAGACACACAATGCAATAAAGGAAGCTCATCGCAACTTATCTGGATATTTGAAACTACAGCCTCATCAAAAGGACATGTTCTGTTATGTACTCATCTGGAAAGAAAACGGTAAGGATAGAGTCCTAGTTGTACAAGATATTGTAATAGCGAAAAGAATGTACAATAAACTGCAGTTAAAGTACGCTAAGATTTTAAGTAAATACTGTGTGTTTGACTAAACATTGATATTACGCTTGAAATATCTACTTTTCTATGATATAATCAAGCATCTATGTAAATTAAACTTCTAGTCTTTAGTAAATCGTTGTATTAAGCGCAACGACCCTGCTTATGACATTATATGGTTTAAACCTGCTGGATACAAACCTTTGTATGTTCGCTTGTGTACCCGTTTACTCCTTTCAGTCATAAGTATTTCAGTACAAGCTGGATAAGTAACCAGCACTAATTTCGCTTTGCTAAATTCGTAAAGCACTAACAATAGTATCTCATTGTAGACAAATCTACAGTGATTGTCCATAATGGCTAACAAAAAGAATAATACAACTATGAACTGCATTACATGCAACCGTTACTTCAAGCAAAACGTTTTCAACAAGAGTGCTGAATGCGAAGACTGCTTAGATCGTGCTTTCTTGGATTTAGATTCAGAAGTACAAGTTGACGTAGACTTACTAAGGAATCCTTCTGGTAAGACTAGTCCTGTATTCTATGACAGGGATGATCCTGAAATGGACTGCAGAGATTCTATCTGAAGTGATAATAACGAAAAGAGCATAAGCTCTTGACAGATAGTAAAACTGCTGTTACAATAGTTTATCGCTGAAGTAGCTCATCTGGTAGAGCAACGGTTTTGTACTCCGTAGGTGGTGGGTTCAAGTCCTACCTTCAGCACCAAGTTTAACAGATTGGAGTCTTATGAAAAAGTGTTATCGCTGTGAGTGCATAAAATCAGAGCAAGATTTCAACAAAAGTAAGTCAAGAAAAGATGGTTTACAATCTGTCTGTCGAGATTGCTCAAAAATATTAAACAATACAGGATATAAAGAAAATCCTAATCGTTCTAAGTCTGTAAAAGATAATAGAGATAAAGTTAAATCTCACAATAAAAGACTATTAAATAAATATAAAAGTATTTGTGGTTGTAAATTTTGTCAAGAAAAAGAACCTGTTTGTTTAGATTTCCACCATCTTGATCCAAGTGTTAAAGAGGATAATTTGTCTAGAATGTTAACAAATTCTTCCGATAAACTAAAACAAGAAATACGAAAATGTATAGTTCTTTGTTCAAATTGTCATAGAAAATTACACGCAAATATCTTGACTCTTTAATAACGTGTATTCCGCAACTACGTTAAAAGTTCGGCTGCTCAATCGCCAACGGAAAGAGCGTAAGGTCACAGTTGGAAGAATTTATTCCACAGAACCCGAGCTAGGTGCATGGGCTTGACTGTTAATCAATGGTTAGCTGAGTTCGAATCTCAGATGTGGAGCCAATCACGGGCGGGATAGGTGAGGTAATGCATCATTGAAGACTGTCCACCAATTTAGAAGTATGGTCGAGTGGCTTATGGCAATGGTTTGCTAAACCATCGGTGGCGAAAGCTGCCCACAGGTTCGAATCCTGTTACTTCTGCCAGTATTACAGCGGGTAGGGTGGTCACCACTGCAGTTTCATATGCTCGCAGCATCACTGGTTCGAATCCAGTACCCGCATCCATTCGCTATTCGCAAATAGCAAACAATTTAGGAGTAGCCGCCGTAATGGTATGGCAGGGGATTGTAAATCCTCCGACTTAGGTCACAGTAGGTTCGATCCCTACCTGCTCCACCACAGACCTACCTTGGGTCCGAAGTCACCTCGGTTTTAGGCGTCCCTCGAATCTGTTGCGAGGTAACATGAAGTGTAGAAGCTTCAGGTGAGTACCGCCAAGTACTCATGCAAAGGACACAGCGTATTATCTGCGGTAGATACGAAAAGGCTACCCCGCAATCGTAAGCGGGACTAATACATTAACAACTAGGTTAGCTCCCGAAAAGAGTGCAAGTCTACACTCCTGTTGTTAATATTTCATTAGACAATGTAGAAAGACACTACTATGAACAAAGAATATTTATCAGAATACTTTTATTATGATTCATCCAGTCAAGTTGTTTGAGATGGAAAGTCTGGAATGGTCAGAAAAATCATTCAAAAAGACATTCTGGAGATGTTGCGGGACACATTTCAACGCCCGATGTTAATAATCCAGATTATAAAAGATATAAAGTCTGTTTGTATAATAAAGAATACTTAGTTCATAGATTAATTTTGATTCTGCATGATATTGATCCTTCCAATCTTGCCGTGAATCATATAAATTGTGATCCACTTGATAACCGTATTGAAAACTTAGAAGTTTGTACAAGTAGAGAAAATAATACACGTAAGAAATCTCATACATTGGACATGATGCAATCAAACAATACTTCTGGTGTTCTTGGTGTTAGAGAAACAGTAGTAGTTAGACCTTCAGGTAAAATTGACTACTATGCACATGCTTTCGTAAAAGCTGATGGTGAGTGTTTTCAGAAGAAATTCAACTACGCAAAATATGGAAAAGAAAAAGCTTGGCAGTTAGCCAAGGAATTTAGAGAAAATACATTTAAGGATTTATTATGACCTTTAAAAAGGGCGAGAGTGGCAATTACAAAGGCCGACCCAAGAATCAATCACTATTGGATAAACCTACTAACCGTTCATTAAAAGAACGTGAACTAATTACATTGTTACGTAAGATTAAACCTCAGATTGCTGACGCTATTATCACTGCTGCTCAGATCATGAAGAATGAAGAAGCTAGTCATCAAAACCAACTAAAAGCGGCAACCATCCTTTTGGATAACTATCGCAGATTAGTTTTGGACGTATATGACGGTGAAGAAAAAGCTGATGATGAAGGTACGGAGATTCAACAGCACAATGCTCCTGTGTTTAGTCTCAAGGTAGTTAACGAAGAATAATAAGGATATTATGGCAGAACAAATTACAATAGCACCTGCATCGAAAAAACAAGAGATGTTTTTGAACAGTGATGCGACCATTACTTTAGCTGGTGGTGCTGCTGGTTCTGGTAAAACATATACATCTTTGCTTATCGCTTTGAAGTTCATGCAGCACCCTAGAGCAACAGGTGTAATCTTTCGTAGAACTTCTAAGATGCTTACTGCTCCCGGTTCAATATGGCATGAAGCAGTGCATTTATACACAAGCATTTATCCTAATCTAAGAATTAGAAGTAGAGAACTTGAGTTAGTGTTTCCAAATGGTGCATTGCTAAAGTTTTCTCATATGCAGCACGCAACCAATATGTACGATCACAAGGGTGGTCAATACTCATTAGTTATTTTCGATGAAGCAACTGACTTTGATGAAGAGATGGTTGTATATCTACTATCTCGTATGCGTAATGCCTATGTCGATTATAAACCACAGATGTTTATGATGACTAACCCTGATTATAACTCATTTTTAAGATCGTGGATTGAAGACTATTATCTTGATCCAAATACAGGTATTCCTCTTCCAGAAAAAACTGGTCATCAGCGTTATTTCTTTCGTCAAGGTAACACCATGCTTTGGTATAACACCTTAGAGGAAGCTGAAGCTGCTCATGGTAAAGGTGATGAATCTGGTATTTCTTCATTTACTTTCATTGGTGCTACCTGCCGTGATAATCCACCACTACTTAAAGCACAGCCTGATTATATCAGTCGATTAATGTCATTACCTAGAGTAGAGCGTGAAAGACTATTGGATGGTTCATGGTTTGCTCGTCAAGAATCTGCTGGTCTATTTAAACGTGAATGGGTTGGTTTAGTCGATCATGCTAACGGTAGAGCAAGAAAAAGAATCCGAGCATGGGACTTTGCGTTTAGTAAACCTTCTGAGCAATACCCTAATCCTGACTGGACTCGTGGTGTTTTAATCTCAAAAGACCCTAACAATTTATACACTGTAGAAGATGTAGTATCCATCAGAGATAGAGTACACGAAGTAGAAAAGCTAGTATTTGAAACAGCTTTGCATGATGGTCAAGATGTAATTATCAGCATCCCATTGGACCCTGCTGCAGCCGCTGGTGCTTATGCCAAGGACTTACAACGCAAGTTAGCTGAGATGGGTTTTAGCGTAAAGCTTACAAAGCCAGTTAAATCCAAGATCACTCGTTTTGCTCCATTTTCAAGTATAGCACAAGCTGGCTTCGTAAATGTAGTTAAAGCTAACTGGAATAAAGATTTCTTTGATGAACTTGAAGTTTTCGATGGTGACCCTAAGAAGAAAGACGATCAGGTTGACTGCTGTTCAGATGCAATGCTTTTATTAAACAAAGATACACAACTACCAGTTTTTTCACTACCGGATTTTACAGGTAGTAACCCATTTGATGGAAGCATTACAGGTTCCAACATTCCTACTTTTCACAGTTCAATAGTTTCATAATCAAAGGAGCCGTTAATGGCACGTAAATCACAAAATAAAACCGTACAAAAAGCAGTAGATGATACGCCGGAACGTTTCAAGTTGAGTGAATCAGGATATTTAGGTTTGAATGTTTTCAATGGTGTATCCAACGATGAACTCAAACGCGAATTAAACTTCCCGAACAGCATTAATACTTATAAGCAAATGTCTTATCACAGTACTATTAATGCAGCTTTGACATTGTACGAAAACTTAATCGGTAAAGTCGATTGGAGCTTTAAACCAATCAAAGATGCTACGGATGAAGAACTAAGACAAGCCAAGCTAATCAATGAAATGATGCATGACCTTACTGATCAAAACTGGTCAGAGTTTATCTCAGAAGCACTATCTGCTAATATGTACGGTTTCTCAGTGCATGAAAAAGTATACCGCAGAAGACTAAAAGCCAATGGTTCAAAGTACAACGATGGTGTTATCGGCTGGAAAAAGCTTCCGATTCGCAATCAAGAGACTATTGAAAAGTTCATCTTCAGCGAAGACGGTAACGAAGTAAGAGGTGTAAAGCAAAACCTTTCCGCTGTCTCTGACGTTTACAATCGCTACTCTAGTCGTACAAATAACGAAGTGATTCTACCTCGCAGCAAGATCATGCTATTTCGCGCAGGTAAACACAAAGGTGATCCTTTCGGTAAATCCATGCTTCGTGATGCGTATCTAGCTTGGAGATTCCTAAGTGTAATCGAAGAGATTGAAGCAAACGGTGTAGCTAAGGATTTAGCTGGTCTACCAGTACTAAAGCTTCCTCCGCAGTATCTTTCTTCAGATGCATCTCCTGAACAAAAGGCAATTCGTGCTTACTACGAAAACGTAATGCGCAACTTGCAGCTAAATCAGCAATCAGCTTTGATTCTACCACAAGCACACGATCCTGATTCAAAGCAGCCGATGTTTGAACTAGAATTGCTATCCTTAAATGGTAGCAAAGCAATGGATACTTCCAAGATTAAAGAATACTACAAGAATCTAATCTTAACATCTTTATTTGCTGATATTCTAGTACTAGGTCAATCCGGTGGTGGTTCTAACGCTTTAGGTCAAGTTAAAAACTCCCTATCTGCTGCTGCTGCTGAAACAATGCTTCGCAAGATTCGTGATGTAATTAACGAAGATTTGATTAAACAAACTTATGAGTTAAATGGTTGGGATACTTCTAGAATGGGTAAAATCGACTTTGATAATCTAGAATCTGAAGACCTAGAATCATTCTCCAAAGCTGTTCAGCGTTTCGCTAGTACTTCTGTTATTGAAGTTGATCGTGCTGTACTCAATAGAGTTCGTGAATCAATTGGTGTAGATGCTCTACCTCAAGACATGGAACCTGACAAAGAGAAACTACCCGCTATGACTTCCAGAAGTGGCGATGGTTTTAAGACAGCAGGTGAAGGTACAGCAACTAGTCCTTCCGGTAACGATACCAGTTCTGGTAACCTAGAGAATGCTGCGTGACGAGCCATGCGAGACAAAGCTCTTGCAGGATAAAATCGCTGCCTTATATTGGTTGCATTTAAAAGATGACACTGACGTATTTACACAAGGATACGTTGGTGTTACTACTCGCTTGATTGAAATCAGATTCAAAGAACATTGTAGTAAATATGTAAATTCTTACAATCCTTACAACCCTTTGCATTTAGCTTTTGATAAATATGGTTTAGAAAATATAATTAAAACCAGACTTTGTGTATGTGATGTGAAGCAAGCTTACGAATTAGAAAGAACATTTCGACCATTTGAATACATGGGTTGGAATACTGTAGAAGGTGGTAAGTTATCACCACAGGTTATACAAATAATGCATAGGAGAAAACATGCCGTACTCAAAAAGTAATCCACCTCAGTGGGCATCTAAGAAATCAGAAGCCGTACAAACTGTAGCAATTGATGTTTTCAATCAGACTCTAAAAGATACTGGTTCTGAAGAAAAAGCTCGTATCGCTTCCTTAGCTGCAATGAAAAATGCAGAAGAAGCTAACAAGAAAAATAAAGTAAAGAAATCCGTAGAAGATATCATTAAAAGTAAATACACTTGAATTAATATCAAATCTATGATATAATAGTTTACAAATGCCCCGGCTCATGCTCGGGGTTATTGTTGTTTATAAAGGAGAGAATATGCAATGGTCTGCAGATAATGTCCCAACTGCCATTCAAGGTAAATCTTTAAAATTAAGGGAATTATTCGCAAAAGTAGCCAATGCTTCTCTAGACAAAGGTTTCTCAAAAGAAGAATCAATCTTCGCTGGAACTAACGCAGTAAAAATAGAAGAACGTAAAAATCAACCTGCTAAAGAAAAGAAACCAAAAGTCCCATCACATGTATCTTCACTGAGAAGTTACACAAATCCCTTTGATGTAGTAAGTCAAATCAATTTATAAATAGGAAATAATAATGCAACCAGCACATATTGATCTGGATGTTTATAAAGGTTCTACCTTTGTTAAAATCATCCAATGGAAAACAGGAACGCCTCCTGTAGCAGTTAATCTTACTGGTTGTACTGCTAGAATGCAAATTAGAAAAGCAGTAAACGATACCGTTGTATTGGATACTCTTACTACAGAAAATTCTAAGCTAGTAATTCATGAACCTTTAAATGGTAAATTTAAAATTGTAATCCCTGCTGTTGTTTCTAGTGCTTATCTTTTTACAAGTGCAGTTTATGACTTAGAAATCGTCTTTACTGATGGAACAGTAACTAGAGTAATTGAAGGTTGTCTTACTGCAGCACCGGAGGTGACTAGATGACAACTGAAGTTATTGTAGAAACAGTCTACGATACTATCATTGTAGATGATTCATCGGATACCATTTTAGTAGAAACTCCCGGTCTTGTTACTGTAATTACTGCAGCAGAACAAGGTCCACCCGGACCATCAGGTATTCAAAACATCAGCGATGCTTTTGATGTAGATTCCACTAATAAAATAGAAGGTTCAGTTCTAGTTTATTCTACTCAGAATCAAAAATGGGTAGCAACTACCCAACTCGAAAACCAGAATGTTGAATCTGGACATTATTAATTAAGGAAAAATTATGGCTTCTATTGTAAGAATTAAACGTTCTGAAACTGGTGGTAATCCAGCTACGCTTGGACAAGGTGAGTTAGCTTATTCAGCTTTGACAGATAACGGCTCAAACGGTGGTGATCGCTTATACATTGGTATGGGTACTGAAACAGCAGGTAATGCTGTTAATCACGTTGTCATCGGTGGTAAATACTTCACTGATAAATTAGACCATACTCCCGGTACTTTGACTGCAAATTCTGCAATCATTGTAGGTGTTGATAGTAAGATTGATAATTTAAAAGTAGACAATTTAGATATTGATGGTAATACAATCAGTTCAACTAATGCTAATGGTAACATTACTCTTGCTCCAAACGGTTCAGGTTCCGTAGTATTAGATGGTCAAAACTGGCCTCAAACATCCGGTACAAATGGTCAATATCTACAAACAAATGGTAGCGGTCAAACTGCTTGGAGTACTTTACCTCCTAGTGACTTTACAATCGCTGGTGATACAGGTACTGATTTGTTCAGCACTGGTGGTACACTAAACTTCATTGGTGTAGACCCAATTGATACTGCTATTACAAACGATACAGTAACCATTTCAATCAAAGATGCTTCCAGTACCAACAAAGGTGCAGCTTCTTTTAATAACATTGACTTCAGCGTAACCGCTGGCGCTGTAAGTATTAACAGCGAAGCTATTCAAGATATCGTTGGTGCAATGGTTAATACCAATACTGAAACAGGTATTGCTGTAACTTATGACGATGTAAATGGTAAATTAGACTTTGCAGTAAATAACCCCGTCATTACTATTTCAGGTGACGTAGACGGTAGTGCTACAATGACAAACCTAGGTAACACAACTATTGCTGTTACTCTAGATACAGTAAACTCCAACATAGGTACATTCGGTTCAGCTTCATCTGTTCCTGTATTTACTGTAAATGCTAAAGGTTTGGTTACTGCCATATCCACTGCAGGTATTTCTACTTCCTTTACAATCGCTGCTGATACTGGTGCTCCTGATGTTTTCAACAACGGTGAGACACTCTTTATCGTAGGTGGTGAAGGTATTGATACTACCATCAGCGGTGCTACAAATACAATCACAATTAGTGCTGAAGACGCTAGTACAACCAATAAAGGTATTGCAACTTTTAACGCAGCAAACTTCGCTGTAACTTCTGGTGATGTTATCATCAAAGATGCTGGTGTAACTAACGCCAAGCTTGTTAACTCCAGTGTAACAATAGGTACTTCAAACGTAGCTCTAGGTGGTACAATCACTTCTTTAGCTGGTTTAGGTGAAGTACAAGTCGATAATATCAACGTTAATGGTAACTCAATCACAGCGACCGATGTAAACGGTAGTGTAGTGTTAGTTCCTAATGGTAATGGTGTAGTTGACGTAACTGATTCTCGTATTACTGGTGTAGCTGCCCCTATTAACGCAACAGATGCTGCAAACAAGGCTTACGTAGATAATGCGATTACTGGTTTAACCTTCAAAGATGCTGTAAACTTACTAGCTAACACAAACGTTGCCTTAACAGGTTCAAGCGGTACTTTAGTTATTGATGGTCATGCTCAATTAGTTGCTGCCGATAGTGGTTACCGCATTTTGTTGATTGGTCAAACTACTGGTTCACAAAATGGTATTTATACTTATTCTGATAACGGTACTACTTATACGTTGACTCGTAGTTCAGATGCTGATACATACCAAGAGCTACAAGGCGCTGCAGTATTCGTTCTAGAAGGTAATGTTTACGCTCAAACAGGTTGGACTGAAACTAACTATACTCTAACAAGTTTCGCAGGTCAAACATGGGTACAGTTCTCAGGTTCTGGTGCTTATGTAGCTGGTCAAGGTTTGATCTTAACTGGCACTACTTTTGACGTAGGTGCTGGTTCAGGTATTACTGTTACTGCAAACGCTGTTAGTCTTTCAGCTTCAGTAGCTGGTGATGGTCTAACACACTCTGCTGGTGTTATTAACGCAGTAGGTACAGCTAATAGAATTTCAGTAAGTGCTGATGCAATTGATATTGCTTCTACATATGTTGGTCAAACAAGCATTACTACATTGGGCACAATCTCAACAGGTACTTGGTCTGCTGATACGATTGCTACTACCAAAGGTGGTACAGGCTTGACAACTTACGCTACTGGTGATATACTATACGCTAATGGTACTAATAGTTTAGCTAAACTAACAATTGGTGCTAATGGTAAAGTATTGCAGGTAAATGGTAGCGGTGTTCCAGTTTGGGCCGATATTGACGGTGGTACATACTAAATCAATTATGATTCATGGGCGGTTTTTACCGCCCTTTTCTTTTACCTTTGTTAAGGATTGCAGATGGCAAGCAAGATTATATTAAAGAAGTCATCAGTAGCTGCTAAAGCTCCTGTTGCTGGCGATTTAGATTTCGGTGAGTTAGCGATTAATTATACTGACAGTAAATTATATTTCAAGAAAGCTGATGGCTCCATTGATGCTTTTTCAAGTGCTGCAGCTTCTGCTCCAGTTACTTCTGTTGGTGGTAACATCGGAGCAGTTACTGATGCACAACTACTTGCTTCTATTAAAAACGTAGATGGCACTGGTAGTGGTCTAGATGCAGATTTTCTAGATGGTTTAAATGCTTCAGCTTTTTATCTTGCAAGTAATCCAAACGGTTATACAAGTAATACAGGTACAGTAACTTCTGTAGGTGCTACTGCTCCTTTGGTTAGCTCTGGTGGCAATACGCCTTCAATCTCTATTCCTGCTGCCAATTCAACTACTAACGGTTTTATGTCTAGTGCATATGCTAGCAAGCTTGATGGTATTGCTGCAGGTGCGCAAGTTAACGTAGCTACAAACTTAGCACAAGGTACACGCACAACTACAGCAGTACCAGTTACTAGTTCTACAGGTACAACAGCAACTTTAGATTCAGCTACTACACTTCTAGCTGGAGTTATGTCTGCTGCAGATAAAAGCAAGCTTGATGGTATTGCTGCAGGTGCTACTGCTAATACAGGTACTGTGACCAGTGTTGCAACATCTGGTACTGTTAGCGGTTTAACGCTTACAGGTGGTACAATAACTACAAGTGGTACAATTACTTTGGGTGGTACACTCTCTGCTGGTATTGCTAACATAAGCGATGCTCATCGTTGGTGGAATAACTTTGGTGATAATCATAGTACCAGAACTGCTTTTGATACAACTTCTCCTTCATATAATTTTGGATGGAGATATGTTCAAGGATCAACCAATGGTCCCGGTACGGGTGGTAATCAGTTCTACTCTTTATATACTGGATTAGGCAATGAGTATCCCGCTACAGGTGCAGGTTCATATGGTATGTTCATGGCAATTGATCGTGATAGTACTACACCATATCTTTCAATTAGATACAACGAGAATAATTCATTAAGTACTTGGAGAAGAATTAGCGCAGGTCGAGCAGATAATTGGACTACAGCTAGAACTCTAACAGTAGGTAACACTGGTAAATCCGTTGATGGTAGTGCAAACGTAGCTTGGTCATTAGCTGAAATTGGTGCTTATGCTGCAAGTAATCCAAGTGGTTATACAACTAACACGGGTACTGTAACATCTGTGGGTGGTACAGGTGGTTATGGGGGTTTAACTTTAAGCGGAACCGTAACTACTTCTGGTAACTTAACTTTAGGTGGGACTCCAACAGGTACTTGGCCTATTAGTGTAAGTGGTAACGCAGCTACGGCTACAAACGCAACAAATCTAACGGGTACTACCACAAGCAGTATCCCAACATCTGCACTGGCTACTGGCACTGCCAACTCAACCACGTTTCTTCGTGGGGATCGTACTTGGGGAACCATTTCAGCAGGTGCTCCCGGGGGTTCAACCACGCAGGTGCAGTTTAACAATGCCGGGGCTTTCGGTGGCGATACAGGGCTGACATACAACTCAGCAACTAAAACGCTGACAATTTCGGGTATTCCATACTCAAACGGTGCCACTAGAAGCTTTACAAACACTGAAATTGCAATCGGAGTTGATGCGCTGGCAAATGCAACTACTGCCTCCAATCAAATTGCAATTGGTAATTTTGCACTAAACGCTTCTACATCAGGTTCTTCCAACACGGCAGTCGGTTCTAGCGCTTTACAGTCAAACACTACAGGTTCCAGCAATGTTGCACTTGGTTCTAGTGCATCTAGATTTAATACAACCGGAATCAACAACGTTAGTGTTGGTCTCTCTGCTGGTGAGGCAAACCAAGTAGGTTCAAATAATACAGCGATCGGTCGTTACGCATTATCGTCTTGTCCGGGTTACAGTAATACTGCAATCGGTTCCGGTGCTGGATCGTTCATTAATGACGCAACATTAAACTACGAAAACACGGCAGTTGGTCGCGATGCACTTTCAAACGGTCGCATTTTCAACTGTGCAGTTGGGTTTCAAGCTTTAGGTGGTTCGCATACCGGAAGCTCGAACACGGCAGTTGGGCATCGGGCTGGTGTAAATGTAACAAGTGGCACTAATAATGTACTTATTGGAAGAGACGCAGGTACGGACGCTGTTCGTAATGTTACAACTGGTGCTAATAATATTGTAATTGGAAATAACAGTAGTGCAACCGCACACATTAAAATTGCATGGACAGTCACATCTGATGCCAGAGATAAAACTTCTTTTGCGCCTGTACCCCACGGTTTGGCTTTTGTTAATGCTTTAACACCAACAGCGTACCAGTTTCGTGTCTCCCGTGAGGACGAAACGCCTTCTGGCCCAATTCGTTACGGGTTTAAAGCACAAGATATTCTTGCTCTGGAAGGTGACAATCCAATTATTATTGATAACAAAGACCCTGAAAATCTAAAGTATAACCAAGACTCAATGATTGCTGTGCTGCTTAACGCAATTAAGGAGCTTGATGCAAAATTTGAGGCATATAAAGCAGCGCATCCAGATTAATAATCCAGATGTAGCAAAGATGTTAGAATCTAATTAATTTAAGATTAAATCAAGTGCAATTATATACTATTTATTATTGTACTTGATTTTCTAATAAAAATATGGTATAATTATGTTTAAATACATTTATAATAAGAGGTGAGCATGAAAATAGTAAATAAAGCTAAAAGTTTTGCTCCCACAGATGCAATGCGAAATAATGCAAAGCGTGGATTAGCACTGCGAGAGAAATATAATCGTGGTGGACTGGACGCTTCACAAGCTAAAAGCGAAGGTGTAGGTTCTGGTGTAGCTAGAGCAAGGGATATCATCAATGGTAATTTGAGCTTAGATACAGTTAAACGTATGTATGCTTTCTCTAGTAGGCACGAAAAGAATTACAACCCTAAGAAGAAAATGCCTGACGGTGGACCTACTGCTGGTACTATCGCTTGGTTGCTTTGGGGTGGCTCTGCTGGTTTAGCGTTTGCTAGACGAGTATTAAAACAAGAAGAAATCTTAAAGAGTTATATCAAAGAGATTACAGATGAAGAAGTAAATGCAGAAGATCAACTACCGGGAGTAAAACTTCCGATTACAAAAGCAGTTGATGAAGAATTAAAGCAAGCTACATTTATTGTAATGGTTCCAGAAGAAATTGATGCTCACGGTGATATAACCAGTGAAGCTGAAGTTCGTAAAGCTTGTCATAACTTTAATAAGTACAGTATGAAAGCTAACTTATTTCATTTAGTTGAAACTGACACGTTTGAATTCTGCGAAAGTTACTGCTGCCCAACTGACTTTGTATTGGGTGATAAATTCGTAAAAAAGGGCACTTGGTTAGCTACTATTCAATCCTTAGATGATAATCTTTGGGAATTAATCAAGTCTGGTGAAATTAATGGTTTGAGTATTGGTGCTTTAGCATCTGTCGAATCAATCGAAGAGGATGAATAATGGCAACACAACGTAAAGCTAAAAGAAAACTGTCTGATATTAGTTTTGAAAAAGAAGGTGCTCATGTGGCTCTTACAAGTAAAAGTCAAGGTGGTCCCGCTAATACACACGACTATGCTTTGGTGCTAAAAAGCAACAAGTTCAGTGAAGAATTCGTAGAGAAAATGCAACAAGTTCGTGTCACTATGGAACTACCTGATTTCCTACGCAAGTTCTTTGGAATGTACGGTGATGAAGTTGAAATTCTAGCTCGCATGATGGGCTACGAGAAGCCTGAGTCTGAAGACTACTCTGAACCTATGGAAAGCTACGAAGATTATATTCAATCTAAGATGGAAGCTTTTGAGATTCTAAAGTCTGCTCACGAAGCTGAAAGTCTAGCTGACGTATTATCTGCTCTAGATGAAACAGAATATTTAGCAATACTCAACGATCAACAGCGTGTGGAAAAAGCATTTGAAGAATTAGAAAAAGCTTACAAACCAAAAGAGGGTGACATGGTGCAATGGAACTCCAGTGGTGGTAAAGCTACTGGTAAAGTTACCAAGATTGTAAGCAACGGTTCAATGTCTGTTCCAGATACAAATTTTACTTTAAATGGTACAGAAGAGAATCCTGCTGTAATGATTAAATTATATAGAGATGGTGAACCTACCGATGTAATGGTTGGTCACAAAGCTGGTACTCTAAGCAAAGTACAAAAGTCTCTAACACAAGAATCTGCACCTGCTGCTTCCGCAGACGGTAATGATACCTCAACAAACGCTGGCGTTGAGAATATTGAAGGGGTGTCTACCTCTGTTAACAAAGAAGAATTGGAGAAATCTAAGATGGAAGACGAAGTAAAAGTCGAAACCGTTGAGAAAGCTCAATTTGAACTTGTACAAAAAGCTCTAGATGAGCAAAAAGTACAACTACAAAAAGCTCTTGAGACAATCGCTCAATTTGAAGCTGAGAAAAAAGAAGCTATCAATAAAGCGAAAACTGAAAAAGTTAAAGCTATCGTTAAAGACGAAAGCAAAGTAGAAGCAATCGCCAAGGCTGCTCTATCTCTAGAATCTGATGATGATTTCAATGCGTTCCTAGATGCTATGCAAGCTATGGTAACTACTGTTGAAACATCTGAGATGTTCGTAGAAAAAGGTGCTTCAACTCAAGAAGAACCCGCTGTTAAAGAATCTGCTGTGGCAAAATTACTTAAAGCCAAGCAAGTAACTAAGTAATATAAAAGGAAATTAAAATGCCACTAATCGCAACAGAAGCAAAACGTCTTTCTAACGTTGTCAAACAAGAACTCTTCCCTGAGTCTGCATACTGCCGTGTAGTAGTAACCTATAACGGTACTGCTGGTACTCTAGTTCCCGGTACTGTTCTCGGTAAGGTCACCTCTGGCGGCAAGTACAAGATTGCTGTACAAACTGCTACCGATGGTTCAGAAGTTGCTGACGCTATCGTAATGGTTGAGCAAGCTGTACCTGCTACCACTGATACCAAGGTTCTATGCCTAGTTCGTGGTCCTGCTATCGTATCTAAGGACGGTCTAGTTCTAGATGCTACATACAACCTCGATGCTGAGAAAGCTGCTGTATACGCTGCTCTAGAAGCCAAGGGTATTCTCTGCAACGATGCAGTCTGATACTAAGATTACCGAACAATAAAACAAGGAAATTATAATGCAAACTCGTAGTTTTGAAAAACCATTTGAGCTAGTCGATTACACAGAAGAACTACTCTTAGTTCCCAATAAATGGGGTCTAATCAACGAACTAGGTCTATTCGGTGAAGAAGGCGTAGCTCAACACAGCGTTACCGTTGAATCCAGCGAAGGTACACTAGGTCTAGTTACCGACAAAGTTCGTGGTGAGCGCAACAACGTAGCCAAGAGCGATACTCGTGCTCTACGTTCATTCGCTATTCCGCACTTCCCAATGGATGATGCTGTTAAGCCAGAAGATGTACAAGGTAAACGTGCTTACGGTTCCGCTGATCAAGCTGAAACTGAAGCCGCTGTTATCGCTCGTAAGCTAGAGCGCATCCGTATGAACCACTCAGTAACTCTAGAAGCTGCTCGTGCCTTCGCTATTACCAACGGCGCTATCTACGCTCCTAACGGTACAGTGTCAGGTAACTTCTACACTGATTTCGGTATCACACGCAAGTCCATCGACTTCGTACTAGGTACTTCCACCACTGACCTAAACGCTAAGTCAGAAGAAGGTATTGCTCACATTCAAGACACCATCCAAAGCGGTGAAGTCGTTAGCAACATCATCGTATTGTGCTCACCAGCTTTCTTCGGCAAGCTAATCAACCACGCTACTGTCAAAGAAGCTTACAAGTACTACACCAGCACTCAAGAGCCTTTACGTAACCGTCTAGGTTCCGGTGTATATCGCCGTTTCGTACACGGTGGTGTTGAGTACATCGAATACCGTGGTTCATACAACGGTACTGCTCTAATCCCTGCTGGCGAAGCTTACATGCTACCACAAGGTACTGCTGACATGTTCAAAACTTACTTTAGCCCTGCTAACAAGTTCAGCCATGTTAACACCATTGGTGAGCAAGCTTATGTATTCACTTACCGTGATCCAAAAGACAGCGAAATTCAGATTCAATCAGAAGCTAACTTCTTGAACTTGATTCGCCGCCCACAAGCTGTTATTCAGCTAACCACTTCTAACTAATCGTTAGATAATTAGATTGCCCCTTCGGGGGCTTTCTAACATTAGTCTTGCGTTGTAACATTGCTTATGTTAGAATACAGAATTAATGTTAGAAATAGTAAAGGACACATTATGACAATTCATGCACTTAGAATCGAACTAGGAGATACATCACCTGAATTTCCAATCATGAGTGATGATGAGTATAATTACTTTTTAAGTAAACACGATTGGAACATTCGTAGAGCTTCTATGGATGCAGCTAAAAGTATCATGCTTAAGCTTTCAATGCGTACTGATGAAACAGTCGATATTTTTTCAATTAAGGGTTCTAGTGCAGCTAAGAACTATATGTCAGCTTTACAACTCTTTATCAAGAATCCTGATTTAAACGCTCTTTATGACAAAGTACAGGGTTATGCGGGAGGGGTATCAAAGAGTGATATGCAAGCCAATGATGCTAATTTAGATAACAACATCGTAAAAGACCCTCAAGCTGAAACCTTCACTTACCGTCCTAGTTCATTCGGTATTTAAGCCAAGGAAATACTATGGATAAATACTTAGCAATAGCACTAAGGGCAATTAATACTCACGGTAAAACTTGCAGTTATACTATTGTAACTGAAGGTACTTATAATATTGAAACAGGTAGCACAACAAATACAGAAACTTCGCATTCTGTAAAGATGTACAAGAAACACATTAGAGCTAATCAATATAACTTCCCAAATATGATCGGAAGAGATTCTGCTTTGTTTTATCTAGCTAATAATAATTTAAGTTTTGTACCTGTAGTTAAAGATAAGATTACTTTTGACAGTGTTACTTATACTGTAGATTCTATTACAGAACATGCTGCTGATGGTCTTGTGATTTTATACAAGATTCTGACCATAAAGGGTTAATCATGCAAATAGCTTGTGATACTTCAAAACTAGAAGAAAGCCTAAAGAAGTTCCATGAAGAAGCTGTTCGTAAGATGCAAGGTATGGTCAGCATGTTCTCATACTGGGTAACTTGGGAAGCTATTGAAAATACACCAATGGGTGAAGTAACAGAAGCCAATCAGTGGTTATATAACTTACCTTCACGTTCAAGAGTGTTACCTCCAGAAGCGGGTTCTGCTAAAGGTGGTTGGACAATATCATTTAATGGTCCTACGAGAATCATTTTTCCTGAACGTGCTACAGATGAAAATGCACAAAACATAAAGAGTAATGCAGACATTGCCAGTGAAAAATATAAGCTTGGTGATACTGTTTTTATTATGAACAGTGTTAGATATGTTGCTTCTGAAGGTTGGACATTACCTAAGTTCGGATCACTTGAAGGTGGTTATTCATCGCAAGCACCAAACGGTATTATGGAACCTACATTACATGCCATCTATGGTATATATCGTTCAGACCTAAAATCATACTATGAGGCAAGTTAATGGCAATTATAGAAATTAAAAGAGCAGCCGAAAGAAAACTAAACGCATTAACTCCTGTGGTTACAACAGCATGGGAAGGTGTTAGTTTTAATCCACCAGATGGTTTATACCAAAGAGTGCAATTTACTATTCAAACTCCAGATGATCCTGTGCTTGGTACGGGCTTTCACAGAGAACGAATGACAATGCAGGTATTTATTGTTGGTGCTGCAAACAAAGGAACTTCGGAAGTTATTAACCGTGCTGAGTTAATCAGAGCGCATTTCGCAAAAGGTTTAGTACTTCAAGAAGGTGATGTAAAGATTCATGTGCTCAGGACACCACAAGTTGCTGGTACTACTGTTGTATCCGAAAGAGTGATTTGTCCGGTTCTAATTGAATTGGTAGCTGAAGTTTACTCTTATTGAATACGGTTGCTGAACCTAAATCAGAACATTTGCAAATGTAAAAATTTAAATTAAGGAAAATATTATGGCAATCTCAAAAGGTACATCAAAAGTCGTAGCCTACAAAAAAGAAAGTCAGTGGGGAAATTTAGCTGGTTCCACTGGTGGTAAACTACTTCGCCGTGTCACTGCTAGTTTCAACCTAGTAAAAGAAGCTTACGAATCAGGTGAAATTCGTACTGATCGTCAAATTGCAGACTTTCGCCACGGTGTTCGTTCTGCAGAAGGTAGTTTAAATGCTGAACTATCCCCTGCATCATACGCTGATTTCATGGGTTCTATTGTAGGTCGTGATTTTGCTACCGTTACGTTAGGTTCCGCTGCTCAAATTACAGTCACTGTTGTTGGTACAACATACACTCTAGTTCGTGCCACTGGTTCTTTCTTGACAGGTGGTATCAAAGTTGGTATGGTTATTCGCGCTGCAGGTTTGACAACCACTGCTGATAACGGCAAGAACTTACTTGTTGCTTCCGTAACCGCTACAAACGTTGTTGTTGTACCTCTAAATGGTTCTACAATGACAGCACAAGGTACAGCCTCAAGTGTAACTTTGACTTCTCCTGGTAAGAGCACTTTCGTTCCTGCTGATGGTCACACTGATCAATCATACACTGTAGAAGAATTTTACGCTGACATTGCTCAATCTGAAGTTTATACAGGTATGAAGTTGAACAGCATGGCTGTACAATTACCTGCCACCGGATTAACTACTGTTGACTTTGGTTTTGCTGGTAAAGACCTAACGCAATCTGGTACTACTCAATACTTTACTTCACCTACTGCTCAGAATGCCAACGGTATCTTTGCTGCTGTAAACGGTGTTATGCTTGTTGACGGTGCTCCTGTTGCACTAGTAACTTCTGCTGACTTCTCAGTGGAACGTGCTACTGAAAACGCAACTGCTGTAGGTTCTAACTCTGTAGCTGAGATTTTCACTGGTCGTATTCGTGTTACTGGTAACATAAGTGTTTACTTCCAAGATGCTGCTTTCCGTACTTACTTTGATGCTGAAACTCCAGTATCTATCGTATTGACATTGACTACAGATAACTCAGCCAATTCAGACTTTGTAACATTTACAATGCCTAAAGTTAAGCTTGGTAGTTTTACCCGTGACGATGGCGAGCTAGGAATCATCGCCTCAGCAAGCTTTCAAGCTCTGTTGAATAACGATGGTACTACTGGTTTACCAACAAGTACTATTCAAATTCAAGACTCAGCCGCTTGACTTTAAGTTAACTAACTGATATAATCCCTACTGGTTAACACTGGTGGGGATTTTATTTTATGTACTACGTATATTTACACAAGAAATTAAACGGTGAAGTTTTCTATGTCGGTAAAGGGAAAGGTGATCGTGCTTACTCTAAACACAATAGGAATCCTCATTGGGAGAACGTTGTAAAGAAGCACGGCTTTACTACCGAAATTGTACTTGCTAATTTACAAGAGTGGTATGCTTTTGAGTTAGAAAAAGATTTGATATCATACTATGGTTTAAAGTCCGAGGGAGGAACACTTGTCAATGTAGTTTCAGGTGGTGGAGGTAATGGTAATTACGTTCTTACTGAAGAAGATCGAAAGTTAATTTCGCAGAAAAACTCAGGAAACGGCAATGGTCGTGATGATAAGAATGTTTATAATTTTCTAAGAATACACGATGGTGAAACTTTCACAGGAACTCGTCAGTCATTTACTGATGAATACAATATCGTAGTTTCGGATTTATTTAAATCAAAGATTATGACTGTACTTGGATGGTGTTTATTAGAGAATCTTGATAAGGTAAAGAAACCTAAGTGTGATTTAACAGAATATACTTTTCAACACACCGATGGTTCAGTTGTGACCGCTACTAGAAGAGACTTCAAGAAAATTACAGGCATTGAGTCTAAAACTCTATTCAAATCAAAAGCAGATAAGACTGTAAAAGGTTGGAGCGTTACCCGAGGCTAATACCCTTGGGTTTTTCTTTATTTGCACCTCTTGATTTATCTTAAAAAATATGCTATAATCAGTACTTCATTAACAATAGAAAGGAAACTATTATGAAATTTGATTTAGCAAAACATAATTATACAGAGATTGCAGAAGCTGGTTACGAATTCGAACTAAAGCTTCCCGGTACAGGCGAAGGTACTGGAGTATTTATTACTGTACGTGGTGATCAATCCAAGACCGTAAAAGCATTTGGTCGTAAAAAGTACAGTGAGTTTAAGCTACGTGAACAACAGGCTAAACGCAGAGGTAAAGAAGTTGAAGACATGACACTAGAAGAAGCTGAAGAACTAAGTGTAGAGTCTGCTATCGTGCGTGTTATCGGTTGGAAGAACATCACTGAAAATGGTAAAGAAGTAACTTTCACAAAAGAAAATGCAGAACGTATCTTCAAAGAATATTCTTGGATTAAAGACCAAGTGATGGAGGAAGCGGGTCAACTGCTAAACTTTCGATGCGAGTGAATTAAATGATGCTGTAGCTTTTGCTAAACAAGAGTTTGAACTTGGTAGAAGATCAGGTAGTTCAGGTAGCCTTCGTGATCAGTTAAATTCCGTATGGAGACAAACTGGTATAAAACCCAAAGAATTAGAAGAGCTTAAAGAATTACCTGATAGTTGTAGTCAAGTATGGAAATGGTTCATTGATCTTAATAATTCAAGATCATCGAATGGTTTTGGAGTCAATCCTATATCATATTCAGATATCAAAGCGTATATTGATTTAATTGACATTGAAATTGAAGATTGGGAACTTGATTTAATTAAACGTTTCGATCATGAAGCGTTAAACTCATACGCAAAAGAAGCAGAGCAAGAGCGCAAGAAAGCCTCTAAGAAATAAAAGTAGCTTTGGTTTACTTCGGTAAATCAGAGCTTCTATATTTGTGAATCTGCATGGTTTATAAATATAGAATTGCCTTTATAACAGGAGAAATGCTATGGATTTAGCAGAATTAAAGTTCGTAGTTGATACGAAAGAATTGGAAACTGCAGCTACTAGAGTTGCGGAATTAGGTACAGCCGTATCTAAATTAAATAAGCCGATGCAAGATTTATCTAAGGAATCTGCAAAGAGCAACAAAGAATTGTCCAAAGCTGAAGAAGCTGCTGCAAAAGCTGCTCTAGCGCAATTAAAGCTTCAGCAAGCGCAGGAAAAATCTACAGATAGCATTGGCAAGTCTGCGTCTGTATTAGAGCGTCAAAACCTCATTCTCGGCTACATGGCAACAGGTCTATCAAAAGGACAATCGTCTTACATGGCTACAGCCAAAGCTGCTGGTGCGCTGGATGATGAACTTGAGCAATTAGAAACAACATTAAAACTTCAACGTACTCTAATCGGTGGTGATCCATTTGATAAGAGTATTGGTTTGATGCAAAAGCTTCAAAATGAGTATAAGATAACAACTGAAGTAAGTAATCTTTTCAATAAGAATTTAGGTTTAACTGAAAAGCAAATGGTTGATCTTGCTCGTGAAAAAGAAAGATTAATTGCTTTGTATAGTATTGAAGGCAGAAGCTTAGATGGTCTTGCTGCAGAATACGATCAGTTGATTCAAAAGAGTGTAAAAGTTAATCAAGCTAATGATGCTCGTACGGCAAGTATGAAAGCTCAAATTAAAGCACAGGATGATGCAACTAGAGCCAATGCTTATCTTGCAAAAGAAATGGAACGTGTTAATCGCTTGAATTCTGAAGGTACAGAAGTTACTAGTGCAACAAACAATAAACTGATTCGTTTTGAACAAGAGTTAAGAAAATCAGGTTTAACTGCATCAGAACAAGCATCTAAGCTTGCATTATATCGTAATGAATTATTAGCTACACAAAAAGCTGCAGGTAACCGTCAAGTCGATTATCTCTCAAGAGCTTTAGGTCCACAGATTACCGACATTGCCGTTGGTTTAGCTACAGGTCAAGCACCTTTAACTATCTTGTTACAACAAGGTGGTCAGTTACGAGATCAGTTTGCTTTGGCTGGTGTTGCTAGTTCCGAAATGGGTAAGATGCTTATCCAAGCTAGTAAATCAATGGTTACCAGCATTAAAGATGTTGGTATGGCGATTGGTCAAGTATTTGTCAGTGCTATCACTGGTTCAGGTAAAGCTATTGCCAATTTTGGTATGCAAATTACTGGTACTTCTGCTTTACTCGATGTTTTTAACGCCAAGTTAATTGCTGTAGCAGGTGCAAATAGTTTACTTGTTAGAAGCTTTGCTTTCCTTGGTGCTGCATTTACTGCTTTGATTGGTACAACAGTTTTTGCTGCTATTGCTGCTTTCACAATGTTTGTTGTTTCAATCGGTAAAGTAATTAAAGAAGAAAACGAACTAAACCGTGCATTAAATCTTACTGGTGCAGCTATGGGTCTTAATTTGAACATGGCTTATGATGCTGCTAGAAGTATGCAGCAATTTGGTGTTAGTACTGGTACTACATTAACTGTTCTTACTGAAATGTCTAAGATCGGTGGTTTAAGTTCTAGGAGTTTACAAACTATTGCTACTACAGCTAGTGCATTAAAAACAGCTTTTAATATTCCTATTGCAGATACAGTAAAGCAGTTTAAAGAACTACAGGAAAAACCCACAGAGTCTTTAACTAAGTTAGCTAAGCAATTAGGTACAATTCCTCTTGAAGTTCTAAAGCAAGTCGATGCTTACGAACGTGCTGGTAATAGTATAAAAGCTGCTCAACTTGCAACTGAAACATACGCTAAAGCAGGTAAGGATGCAGCGGATAAAACTGTAGAAAATTTTGGCACAATTACTAGATTGGGTATATCTCTTGGTAAGATTTGGAATAAGACTTGGGAATCAATCATGGGTATTGGTCGTAGAGATACCAATGAAGAACAGATTTCTAAACTTAGTGAAAGATTGTCGAAACTATTGGCAGCGCAAGACCCTCGTCAGATTGCTGCTAGAAAACCAATGGTTGATGCAACTATTGCTGAAATAAAAGCTATAGCACTTCAAGTTGCTGCTGAAAAAGAATTAGAAGAACAACGTGATAAAAATGCAGCAGATGCAGAAAAGTTTGCCGACGATAAAAAGAAACGTGACGAAGCTGCAAAGAAAGCCATCAAGGATAAACAAGATGCTGAGAAAGCATTTGCTGATGAACTAAAGAGAGCTAAAGAGTTTTACAATGCTCAAGTCGGTGCAGTTAATAATTTAACCAAAGCTGAACTAGCATTGCAAAAAGTTAAAGAAAGCGCAGGTTTTAAAGCTGGTTCTCCTGAAGGTAGAAAGCAAATTGAGCAATTCTATGAACAAGCAAAAGCTAACGAATTGTTAGTTAAAGCTGAAAGAGACAGAGCTGCTCAAATGTCTGTAATTAATAGATTGGAAGGTAGAGTAAGTTTCTTAGGTGAAGATTACTATAATACGATGAAGATTCTAGATGAAGCTTTTATTGATGGTAATGTTTCACTTGAGCAATATGCCGAACTCTTAAACAAACTATATCAGGGTACACCTCAAGCAAGAGCTTTTGCAAGCATTCAAGCGGAACAAGTTAGAGCTACTGCAGAACTTCAAGCACAATTAGCTGATGCTGATATGCAATCTGATATGCGTTTTAAAACAGAAAATGAAAAAGCGCAAATCAGAAGTCTGTCTCAGTTTAGAAAGAAAACAGCAGAAGCTGATGCCATCTTAGCTAAACAACTTGAAGATGCTAGACTTAGATTAACAGATGAAAATCTTGAAAAAGCAAAAGCTGGTTATGAAGAAGAAGCTAGACTCAGAAAACAACTTGCTCAAAGAACATACGATGAACAGCAGTTTTTGTTAAGTGATTCTGGTAGACAACAACTAGCGTATGCTAAAGCATTTGAAGACTTATTCAAAGGTATGGGTGATGCTATTGTAGATTTTGCACTAACAGGTAAAACATCATTTGGCGATATGGTACAATCTATTCTTGTTGGTCTAATCAAGATGCAAGTCCAAATGCAAATGATGGGGTTGTTTAACGCAATGGGTGGTGGTAAAGGTATCATGTCATCTTTGACAGCAGCCTTCACAGGTACTCCTACACCTTCAGCTAAAGGTAACGTGTTTAACGGTGGTTCTATACAAGCATTCGCTAAAGGTGGTACTTTCACAAACGGTATTGTAAGCGCACCAACGATGTTTAACATGGGTCTAATGGGTGAGGCTGGACCTGAAGCTATCATGCCTTTACGTAGGGGCTCTGATGGTTCCTTGGGTGTTGCTGCTACAGGTGGTTCTGGTGGTAATGTATCTGTACAAGTTATCAACAACAGTAACGCACAAGCTACAACAAATGAAAGCGTTGACTCAAAAGGTAACCGCAAGATTGAAGTTGTAATCGGTGAAATGACTGCTGGTGAAATTTCTCGCAGTGGTAGTTCTTCTCAGAAATCTATTCGTTCAACATTTGGTATTCAACCTCAATTAATTAGGAGATAATCTATGGCGTATACTTACATTTGGCCTACAAGCCTACCGCAAAGACCGCTAAGTAATTACTCTGAAACTATAGGCGTTATGGTCATGCGAACTCAACCTGACCTTGGACCTGCAAAACAACGCAGAAGAGCAAAGCGCCCTGATACATTGAATGTACAATTCGATATGTCTACAGCACAAGTTGAGACTCTGCGTTCTTTTATTCAAGACACATTACGTGGTACTACACGTTTCGGTTTCACACATCCTAGAACACTGGAGGTTGTTGAAGTCAGGGTTGTACCACAAGGTGACGGTGCTATGTATACTACGAGTTATTTGCTACCTAATTACTGGCAAGTGTCTTTACAATTGGAGGTATTACCTTGAGTCGTTTAACATCAATGTCACCAAATGCTTTAAAAGCAGTATTTTCTCCAGATGCTGATGACGACTTAATCATCTTGCTAACCATCTATAATCCTTTGAATGAATCTGAGGTTATAGCTAGGTTAGCAGATGGTTTTACTAAGCGCATCTCTGAAACTGAAGACGATGTATTATATGGTGTAACGAGCAATGGTTTTGACTACACCTTTCTTCCAATGGAAATTTCATTACCTTCTGAGGATGAAGCTCAAGCTCCACGTTGCTCAATTGTAATGCACGATGTTACGAGATATTTAACTCCTGTAATTCGTACAATTACTGCACCTCCAAGAATTAAATTAGAATTGGTGCTTACTAAAACTCCAGATGTAGTAGAAGTTTCTTTTAATGATTTCTACATTAACAACTTCAGTTATAATGCAGATTCTGTTACTGCTGACTTAACAATGATTGACTATGAGAGAGAACCTTTCCCAATGCACTCATTTACTCCGAGGTATTTTCCCGGAATGTTCTAAAGGAATATTATGAATTTTGAAAAATATATTGGTATTCCTTACGCTGAAAAAGGTAGGGATGAAACTGGTGCTGATTGTTGGGGATTGGTGCGTCTAGTTTATAAGAATGAATTAAATATTGATCTTCCAAGTTTTAACGCAGAGTATGAAACTTCAGATAACGAACGTCTAGAAGAATTGTTTGCCCAATACAAAGAAGGTTGGGGACTTGTAGATACACCAGAAATAGGTGATGTTGTAATCTTTAGAGTGTTTGGTTATGAATCACATATTGGTATTTGTATTAGTGATAACAAATTCTTACATGTGCGTGAATCAAGAGATGCTGTAGTTGAATCTTTAGATAATCCTAAATGGTCTAAACGTATTACTGGTTTTTACAAATATTCTGAACAGAAAAATGCAATATTAAACACAATACCTCATCCGTTAAAAACTGAACGATACACTTTAACTGTTGTTCCCGGTACTACTGTAACTGAACTTGTTTTAGATATCAGTGCTAAATATGATATTGCACCTGAACTAAAAAGCAGAATTAGTATCATGTTGAATGGTAAGTTAGTACCTCAAGAAGAATGGTCTACTACAATTATCAAACAATCTGATGTTATTGAATATCGTGCTGTTCCCGGTAAGGATGTATTAAGAACTGTAGCTATTTTAGCTTTGGCCTACTATGCTCCTGTATTGGCAAGTAAGGCTTGGGTTGCAGCAGGTGGTGTTACATTGGGTGTAAATCTTGGTGCTGTGGTATATTATGGTGCATATGCAGCGACAATGCTTGTTGGTAGTGCTTTAATTAACGCTGTTGCTCCTATTAGACCTCCTGTAATGGGTAACCAGAATAATCCGGGTACTGCTGAACGTCAATTAATGGTCAACGGTGGTGCTAATAGATTAAACCCATATGGTGCAATTCCGGTTGTACTAGGTAAAGTACGTATGACACCAACTTTAGGTAGTCAGAACTTTCTAACCTATGAAAATGAACGTGACAGTTATTTGTCCATGTTACTTGTTTGGGGTTATGGTCCATTATCTATTGATGATAATTCATATAAAATTGGTGAAGTTCCATTATCTAATTTTACTGATGTAGTTAAAATTAACGATGATCGCATTACTGAATTAAGTGCAGGTAGAAAAAGAGATTTTGATTCTATCTATGGTAAAGATGTAACACAAGTTAATACTCAGGTTGAATTAGTTTGCGATGGTAACCCTGAAGGAGTTATCTCAGAATATGTACAAGAACCAATATATCAATATGATTACGAAACAGGTCATAATGTAATTGTTGGTTACAACAGTGTACCTGTATATCAATCTGTACCTCCCGGTCCTTGGTTTGAGGCTTCAACTACTGATCCAACAACTTCAGTTACACTTGCTTTGCACTTTCCACAAGGTCTTAGATATATCAAAGCTAAAGGTGATGGTGCTGGTGATTCTTTCCCTGTTGCTGTTACTTTTAGAGCAGAATTCTCTACCGACAATGGTGTTACATGGCCTACGAATAACGTTTTTATTATTGGTGGCGATTCAGTTAAAAGAGATGCTTTTACTTTCACAAAAACTTTTCATACAAATTCTCAAAGATTGATTGTGAGAGTTCGTAGAGAGACAGGTGACAATGTTGAAGATAATCCAGATAGAAGATATTATTTTACTTCTATACTTCAGAATGTAACTTTTTTCAATGATAATCAAAAACCTGCTATTGATCCTGTTGGTTCTAAGATTGCGAAGACTGCTTTTAGGATTAAAGCTACTGATCAACTCAATGGTAGTATTGAGGGTATCAGTGCAATTGTACAAACTTATGCTAAAATCTGGAATGGTACAGCTTGGGTAGATGGTGTTACAAGTAACCCTGCTGCTTTGATGCGTTATATACTAGAACATCCAGCTAATCCACGTAGAGTTACAAACGCTGCATCACAGATCAACCTAACACAATTGCAGTATTTCTATAACTACTGCCAAGCTAGAGGGTTTGAGTACAATGGTGTAATGGGTGAAGCCCGTAGCGTATTAGAAGTTATCCGTGATATTTGTGCTGCTGGTAGAGCCAGTCCTGCACTGATTGATGGTAAATGGACAGTAGTAATTGACGAAGTTAAACCTAATATAATTCAGCATTTTACACCACACAATAGTTGGAACTTTGAAGGTGTCAAAGCTTTACCTAAGCGTCCAGATGGTTTACGTGTAACTTATTATGATCAAGATTCTGATTATCAAGAATCTGAAATCATTGTATATGACATTGGTAAGACTTCAACTAATTCTAGTTTATTTGAAAGTATTACACTTCCGGGTGTAACTAAGAAATCACTTGTGATTGATCATGCTCGTTGGCATATGGCACAAATGAAGCTTAGACCTGAAGTTTATACTTTAGATTCTGATCTGGAATATTTAGTCTGCAATCGTGGTGATCGTGTAAAAGTAATGCATGATGTACCAATGTGGGGTTTAGGTTCTGGTCGTATTAAAAACAGATTGTCAGCTACTCAGTTTGAGTTAGACGAAGATGTACCCATGCAAGCTGGTGTACAATACACTATTCGAGTTCGTAGTAAAACAGGGAGTTCAATAACAAGAACAGTTGTTGCAAAACCATCCGATGGTTACTATTCTGTTGTTGAAGTTACAGCGAGTACATTGCAGTCTGAAGTTGATGTATTAGATTTATTTTTATTTGGTGAGATTAATCAAGAATCACAAGATTTGATGGTTTTGAGTATTGAACCAACTACGAATAACAATGCTAGAATCACTTTGGTTGATTATGGTGTGACACCCGAATATAACATCTTTGCAGATTACATAAATTTGAGTGCAGCTACTGTATTTGAATCTCAGATTACTTTACCTCCTACACTACAAGTACAAAGTTTTAGTGATAAAGTTCCATTAATTACAGGTTTTGTAAGTGATGAATCTGTAATGGAAAGAGTATCTAAAGGTATTTTTAAATACAACATTAACGTAGCTTATTTCAACGCTTCGCAGTTACCTGATATAGTTGAGTCTGTTGAAGTACAATACGATTTGATTAATTCCACAACAGGGGTTAACTTTCGTTCGGTATTTGTACCATATCAAAACAGTTCAGCAAACATTACTGATGTAAAAGAAGGTGAAACTTACAAAGTAAGAATGCGATATATTGGTCGTAATGGTAAGGTTGGTAATTGGTCTGAATACAGCGATCACACTGTAGTTGGTAAAACTAATCCACCATCACAAGTTCAGGGCTTTACAGTAACTGCAGACAAATCAAGTGGTCAGCTATTGCTTTCATGGATAGCTAACGTTGAGCTTGATACAACCACTTATGAAATTCGTACACAAGACAGTTCTTGGGGCACTGAAAGTGTAAATAGAATTTTCTATGGTGATAGTACTAAAGCTTTTGCAAGATATCCTGCAAATGGTTCTACTACGTTTTATATTCGTGCTGTTGATAGTTCAGGTAACTATAGTTTAGTTTCTACTTTAGTGAGCTTCAGTCCTGTGAGTGTACCTAACATCACAGATATTGTACATTCATATGCGGATACCGCTTTGACCAGTGCAACTGTAACATTGAGTTGGAATGATGTGACCAATAGTCAGTTTGATGTAGCATTTTATGAATTAACTTATAATGGTGTAACTCGTACAGTAAAAGCTAATAGTATTACTTTACCTGCTGATTGGGTTGGCAATCGCACCTTTACGGTTAAGACTGTAGACATTCATGGTAACAAATCATCTGGTTATTCTGAAGCTATTGCTAAGGTTGCACCAAATCCACCAACAGACATAAGAACACAAGTTGTAGATAACACTGTGATGCTATACTGGACATTGCCTGTCAGAACATCACTACCTATTGATCACATCTTAATTAAGAAAGGTCAAGAATGGGATACAGCTACTGTTCTAGGTGATAAAAAGGGCGAATTCACAACAATCAACGAAAGTACTGGTGGTAATTTCACTTACTGGTTAGCCTCTGTTGATACTGAAGGTGTTCAAAGCACCCCTGTTTCTATAACTACATTAGTTTCTGAACCTCCTGATTTCGTATTTCACGGTAAGTTTAATAGTAATTTTAGCGGTACAAAATCTTCAGCTACATTCGATGGTTCAGTATTGGCTTTACCTATAAATATTGTTGAAACATTTGAACAGCATTTTACAACTAGGGGGTGGGCAAGTCCACAAGCTCAGGTTAATGCAGGTTTTCCAATCTTTATTCAACCTACGACCAACAGTGGTTTTTATGAAGAGGTTTTTGATTTTGGTCAACCGCTGGCTTCCAGTCGTGTGTTATTAACTTACGTTGGTGAAGCAATTGCTGGTTCACCTATAGTTGTACCAAAGATTAGTTTATCTCTTGACAACTCTACTTATGTGGATTATAATGGGGTAAATGATGTATTTGGATTAAACTTCAGATATGTAAAAATTAGAATTACAGTAACAGGTGTTCCCACGAACATTGGTTTGTATGAAATTCGACAATTATCTGTCAGACTTGATGCTAAACTAAAGAACGATGCAGGATCAGTATCGGCTGTTTCAACAGATGCTCTTGGTACTATTGTAAACTTTAACAAAGAATTTATTGATGTACAAAGCGTGACTGTTTCACCTTCAGCTACTACACCTGTAATTCCTGTATATGATATTAAAGATACTTTTGTTTCTGGTACATATTCAGTTGTTTCCGGTGTTTGTACAGTAAATATTAGCAATCATGGTATGATTAGTGGACAAAATATAAAATTGTTCATAAATTCAGGTTCTGGAAATTCAGATGTTTACAGTATAACAACTCATACGACTGATAGTTTTACGGTTAACATGTTAGTAGCTAACACAAGTGGTAGTTGCTCGATGTACCCTCAATCTTTTAGAGTTTATTTATTCAACAATTCTGGCGTAAGAGTAAGCGCAAATGCTTCTTGGGCTATCAAAGGATATTAAAATATGGCAGATCATTTAAAGCCAACGATTACGAGTATTTACTCTAACTTCGTTACTGAAATGGATGCGAGATTTGATGATTTAGCGGTGGGGTTAGACCCTGCCGCTACTACAGCAAGTAACGTACCTACTAATTCAATTAGATGGAGTAGTGCAAGTAACAAATGGCAAAAATACAATGGTGCAGCGTGGAATGATTTATCTACACTGTATTCAATTAATATATCAGGTAATGCTGCAACTGCAACAAATGGTGTAGTTACCACGGGTTCTTATGCAAATCCTGCATGGATTACTTCGTTAGCTGGTTCTAAAATAACTGGTGATATCTCAGGTAATGCAGGTACTGCAACAAGACTACTAAATTCTAGAAACATCAACGGTGTAGCATTTGATGGTACTGCAGCTATTAGTGTCAACTTAAACAACAACGTTACATTTAATAACAGTGGTTCAGGTGGTGTGTCTGGGAGTAGTTTTAACGGTAGTACTGCTTTAACAATAAGTCATAACACAGTTGGTGCTCCTAGTATAACTGGTGCTAATGCATCTGGTACTTGGGGTATTAATATTACGGGTAATGCTGCTACAGCTACTACAACTTCAGGTGTAAGTAATGGTACATATTCAGGTACTATTGATTTTACAGGTTCACATAGAGCAGGTATTACGGCTGTACCTGTTTTAGACATTAACACCTCATCTGGTAATTATTTTACTAAAACCATTAGTGCAAATAGTATTTTTACATTTAGTAATGCACCCACAAGTAGGGTTTATTCTTTCACATTAGAATTAACACATACTTCTGGATCGGTCACATTTCCAAGTTCAGTTCGTTGGCCTAACGATTCTGCACCAACTTTAACAACAGGTAGAACACACTTGTTGATGTTTGTTACTGATGATGCAGGTACTAGATGGCGTGGTGCTGTTCTTGCAAACTATCAAAATTAAGGATGTAGAATGGATTTAATATCACAGATGCTCATGGCAGGTGCTAGTTTAAACATTCCCGGATTATCTTGGAGTAATGTAACAAATACATCTGTAAGAAATATACTTGATATGATATGGGATGGTTCCAGATTCGTTGCAATAACTACTAATGCCACCGTTATAACAAGTACAGACGGTATTACTTGGACAACTTTGATAACTAATCTTGGTAATGATAATTTGTTATTATCAAGTATAGCTTGGTCTGGTTCTCGATATGTTATTACAACTTCTTCTGTTTCTAGAATATTTACCAGTACTGATGGTATAAATTGGACAACAATAACCATTTCACCAAATAATACACTTGATAGAGTGAGATGGTTAAATAACTTATTTATTGCTACGGGTTCTAATGGTATTATCTGGACAAGTTCTGATGGTGTTACTTGGAATAGTAGAAGTAGTGGTACTACTGAAAACTTAGATGGTGACATTTCATCGAACGGTAGTATTTTTGTAATTGTTGGTAGATTTACGATATTAACAAGTCCAGATGGAATTACTTGGACCAGTCGAGCAACCGCGCTCATAAGCAGTCGTACATTACCAGATGTAATCTGGACAGGTAGCTTATTTATTACAATAGCTTCGAATGAAGTACTGACAAGTCCAGATGGAATTACTTGGACCGTCAGGACTCTACCTTCTGGTTTTTTTTCTGGTGACAGATTGGCAACATCTGGTTCACTGACGATTGCTACAAACATATCAGGAGATTTTATAACAAGTACAGACGGAATTACTTGGCAACACTCTTCACGCTTTTCAGGTAATACTAGAAAAAGAGCAGTGTTGTGGCTAAATGGAAGTTTTTATGCAGCAGGTACAGATGTTTCCATAAGCACAGATGGTGTTAATTGGAATATCATAACAGGTGAACATTTGACTTCTGTAATTTGGACAGGTACACAATATCTTGTTACAGCTAGTAATGGTTTTGTTTTTGTCGGTAGTGACTTGCAAAACTTAACTAGAAGAAAAACAAGCACAGATAGACTACTCACTAGTGTTGCTTGGAATGGTAGTATATTCGTTGCAGTCGGTATATTTACAACAGGTCAAACAAATTGTACAATATTGACTAGTCCTGACGGTATTACTTGGACAAATAGAACTACACCTACACCTGTTGTTGATCTTAATAACATTATATGGGAGCAGAATCTGTTTGTTGCAGTTGGAAATCAAGGTACAGTTTTAACTAGTCCTGACGGTATTACTTGGACAAGAAGATCAATAGGATTTAGTAGCCCGAACATGGTTTCTGTAATTTGGACAGGTACACAATTTGTTGCATCATCCACTGATCAATTTATAAGTGTAAGTACAAATGGTTTGACATGGACAACTACACAACCTTCTACTCTGATAGGTTTTGGTATGAGATCAATAATCTGGACAGGTGCTCAGTTCATAATTGTTGGTGACGATGCTAACCGTATTTTTTATAGTAGTGATCTTGTTACATGGACTTCTAATTCCATCCTTCAACAGTTACAATCTATTGCAAAATCTCCAGATTTGATAATTGCTGTAGGTGCAACAGAGAGTATTGGTCTTACTCCTTGGAGTTCACTTGCTGGTACTTCTTCAATTTTCACAACTCAAGATAATGGTACAACATGGGTTGCTCGTACAATACCGCCTGACCTTGCGCCTTTATCAAGTGTAATTTGGACAGGTACACAATTTGTTGCAGTAGGTTCTTATGGTAGAATCAGTATAAGTTAAGGATAAAAAAAATGTACGCATTAATAAATAAAAATAAATTTTTAAGATGGGTTGATTTAAAAAAAGAATACCCTAGCACTTGTTTTCCTCATCCAATAACACCTTCAGATTTACCAGAAGGTGTTGTAATTGTTGAAATGTCTCCACAACCGGAAAATTCGGATAAAACTAAGATTGTTGAGAAGAGTTTGACTCCGTTATTTGAAAACGGAACATGGAAGCTTTCATACAACATCAGAGATATGAACCAGGAGGAACTTGAGAGATTAAAACAATCTGAAGCTTCTAATATCAGACTAATTCGTGATGAATTGTTAAAACAAAGTGATTGGACTCAGTTCGATGATTCACCTGTTGATAAAAATTTATATACAACTTATCGACAAAATCTCAGAGACATTACAAAACAAGAAAGTTTTCCCCTTAGTGTAATGTGGCCTAATAAACCAGATTAAATAATCCTTGATTATAATCAATACTGATGGTATAATATATCATTATCGTAGGTCACCTTCGGGTGGCCTATTTTCGTTATATCTTAAGTAGTTTGAAAGTAGTAGTATGAGTGAACAAATTGAACATAGAGTAATTAAACTAGAACTAAGAGTAGAAGATCATGCTGAAGAACTAAAGAAACTACAGGATATTTCTACCGATCTACGCAATTCCTTAACTGGTATAGAAAAGACATTGAACCAAATTAAATATCTAGCAACAGGTGCGGTAGTTGTTATCCTAGCGCAATCAATGGGTATTACTAGCGTATTAAAAATGTTTATAGGTATGTAATATGAAACTATACGACAACTGGAAACAAATAGTAAAGAAAGCTTGGAGTATCAGATTCATTATACTAGCTGGTTTACTATCAGGTGCAGAAGTAATACTGCCATTGTTTTCCAATTACTTTGATAGAGGTGTATTTGCTACGTTCAGTTTTATTGCTGTATCTGCTGCTTTTGTAGCAAGAATAGTAGCTCAGAAAGACGTAACATGAAAACTAAAACAAGAACTGTTGTTGCTGCACTGGTGTTATCTGCTGGTGGTTTAATTGGTATTGCATCACACGAAGGTTACAGAGGTGAAGCTTACATACCAGTACCCGGAGATGTACCTACAATCGGTTTTGGCAGCACAACTAATAGTGATGGTAGTAGGGTAGCCATGACACAAAGAACCAACCCTGTAGCGGCTTTAAAACGCCTTGGTGAGCATGTTGAAGTATTTGAAGAAGCTGTTAAACGCTGCGCTCCTGTACCAATGCACCAGTATGAGTTTGATGCTTACGTATCTCTTACTTATAATATCGGTGGTAGAGCTTTCTGCAATAGTACTTTAGCTAAGAAGTTAATAGCTTATGACTATGAAGGTGCTTGCAAAGAGATATTACGATGGGATAAGTTCAAAGGTAATGCTTTACCGGGATTAACTAAAAGAAGAGTTGATGAGTACAATATCTGTATAGGAAAGTAATATGCAAACAATATTAATAAAAATTGGTATTGTATTAGCTGTAGTTGCAAGTTTGTATTTTGTGCATGCATGGAAAGTTAATACTGCAGTAAATAAAGCTGTAGCTGAACAAATTGCAATACAAACTAAGAAAATACAAGAACTTGAGATTAAAAGCTTAAAAGCCGAATCCGAACTAAAAGATAAAGTGCAAACTATCAAAGGAGAAAAAGATGCTCAAATCAAAGCTATTGATCGTAAGTACAGTACTACTATTGCAAGCTTGCGCAGTCGCCCCGAAAGAAGTACCTCAAGCAATCCTACCACAAGTACCTGTAATGCAGAAAGCCCCCAAGGAGCTACTGGAAAAGAACTATATCGAGATGATGCAGAATTTCTTGCAAGGTTTGCTAGAGATGCAGAAGAAATAAAGACTCATTTACTCGCTTGCTATCAGCAGTATGATACTGTTAAAGATCAGCTAGATAATTATCGAAAATAAGAAAACCCTCCAAAGGATTCCATAAGGTTTCACTTGGAGGGTTTTGTCATTTCAGAAATAAAAATATCAAGATTAAGATTGTGTTTCAATATATACTTGTGAGTGTTTTTAATAAGAACTTCCATTCGTAAATTATTTATAGTTTTTGCTTTTCTTTTTCCATGTAATACATTATCATCTTGTGAACACCATTCAAGATTATCAATAGAATAATTCAAACTATTGTGATCTTTATGATTTACATTTGGTAAATTTTTAGGATTGTCAATAAAATGCAAAGCAATTAGTCTGTGGATATACTTCTTATGTGATCTTCCATTTTTATATAAATCAACACCAACATAGTTACCGTATTTCCAATGTTTTAAAAATTTATCTTTTCTATTTGCAGAATTACCAATAGATAAAACCCTACCTGTAGATGAAATCTTATAGATGCCTTCAAAACCTATAATGTCTTTCCAAATTTCAACATCTTCCATTCTTACTCCTTATTAGAGGTACTCGGTATTGAGTACCTCTTTTTACGTCTGTAATTTAAGCTACAAACTCTTTCAATTGTTCAGCACTCATATAACCAGACCTGCGTTTCATCACTTGATTGTCACTCATGAGAAGTACAGTTGGTACACCACGAATATCATACTCAGTTGTAGCTGTAGGGTCAGCATCAATATCTACTGTTTCCACTGGAATACCTAAATCGGTATTCTGGATTGTTTTCTTGAGTTGTTGACAAGGATTGCACCAGTGGGCGCTAAAGATTACTAGTTTTTTCATTTGTTTCCTTTAAATAATTAATTGCATTTATTAAAATATCTATATTATCTTTTGCCATACCAAGCATTGAATTACATGACCTGCATAACAGACCCCGTATTGCATTTGTTGTATGGCAATGATCTACATATAAATATCCATGTGTATTTTCATCTTGATGTATGTGACAAATCTTACAACAATGATTTTGCTGCTCCAACATTTCTAAATATTGATCTTTAGTTAGATTATATTTATTACCAATCATCCACCAACGATTCGAATCGGCCTTTTTGTCTCTATTTACAGCAAACCATTTATCATTGTATAGTTTTTGACAGGATTTACAACCAGCTTTCTTACCATCTTTTGAATGTTTGTAATTTGAAAATTCACTTAGTGGTTTTATCTCATTACATCTGGTGCATTGTTTACTTAGCCCAAACATCCTGCCAATCACCTGTTAAAGCACCCTTAGCATAATCAGTTACTCGCTGCTCAAAGAAGTTACTATGAGTAGTACCAAGCATACCATCAACCCAAGGTAACGGATTCTTTTTAATCTTGAAGATACCTTTCAAACCTAGCGCAATCAATCTACGATCTGCAATATAACGAATGTATAATTTAACTTCTTCTTTAGTCAGTCCTTGCATTTCATTTACACCAAAAGCTAAATCAATGAACTTATCCTCTAGGTCAACCATTGTTTGTGCAATAGTATACAACTGTGATTTTAGTTCATCAGTCCAGATGTGTTTGTTCTCTTTTACAAACTCTCTGAATAGTTTAATCATACTTTCTGTATGTAGTGATTCATCAACTTGACTCCAAGCAATAATCTGACCCATACCCTTCATTTTACCAAAACGAGTAAAGTTTAATAGCATCACGAACGAACTAAACAATTGCATACCTTCTGTGAAAGCACTGAATACAGCCACTTGTTGTGCTACTGAATTTTCATCCATTGCAATAAATGATTCAATATACTCATGTTTAGCTTTCATTTCTTCATACTGTAAGAATTCATTGTATGTAGTTTCAGGCATACCCAATGTTTCAATCAGGTGAGAGTATGCAGCTACGTGAATAGCCTCTCGTGCAGCAAAGCTTGATAGCATCATTCGTACTTCAGGTGCAGGAAAGTTCGGTAAGTAATTGGTTACATATGCACCCGCTACATCAATATCACCTTGTGTAAAGAACCGAAAGATGTGTGTTAAGAATTGCTTTTCGCTTTCCGTAAGCTTATTCTTCCAATCGTTAACATCCTCAATCATTGGTACTTCAGTGTGTAACCAATGCATCTTTTCAGACATTAAGAATGCATCATATGCCCAAGGGTAGCTAAACGGTTTGAAGTAATTTCGCTGATCTGTAAGTTTTAATTTAGTTTTCATTTATATCCTTTAAATAGAAAGAGACTGCCGAAGCAGCCTCTATTATACATCAACCTTCACAAGCTAAACAAGTTTCATTGTTAACCAATGCTGACATATCGATTTCATCCTCAATTCGTTTGCGTTCAACCTTTTGACCAACTTTATCTGCTTTACGTAGTTTAGAACTACGAACGTAATATAAAGATTTCAATCCTTGTTTCCAAGCTTGAAAGTGAACAGCATGTAAATACTTTACACTAACATCTGGTCTAAAGAATAAATTTGTACTAATCGCTTGATCTACAAACTGTTGCCTATCAGAAGTCTGTTCAATAATCCAACGCTGATCAATTTCAGCAGCAGTTTTGAATACATCTTTGGTGTACTGATCCATCCATTCAAGATTTTGCACAGAACCATCATCTGCAATAATACTTGCCCATGTATCATCATACCAAGATTCTTCGTGTTTCAACGCTTCTTCTTTAATAATCTTATCTAAGAATCTGTTCTTATTTAAAAATGCACCAGAAGTGGTATCTTGACGATATGCATTCGCTGAATAAGGTTCAATACTT